GCTACGCTTTGAAGGTTGAACTTCGCCCCATCAGCGTTCGTTCCGAATACGAATTGTGGAAAGGGAGGCGCACTAACCACATTAGGCAATCCCGCTTCCCCCAACATCGCGTTTACCAAGTCGTAATCACTGATACTGTTAAACGTCAACGGCGCTTCGGGATCATCGCTTGCCAAGAACATATCCACCGCACGAATCAGCGGATCGTGAACGGTGATTTTGTAGGTCTTGTCAGGAATCATCTTCTCGATCTTCTTGACGTAGCCTTTGAACAACACGCCATGATCATCCGCATATCCCCCATCCACCGTCACTTCATCCGACAAGTCCAGTGTAGTTTCCGAACACTCAATCGAACAGCTTGCGGATAGGCCGGAGTGAGACGTTTCAGTTTGAACTGACCGAATCCCACTGCACCCTGTCGCCGTTAAGTACAACTTTCGGTAAGCCATTAGTTTGTAATAACCTCGATTTCACAATTATACAAGGGTGTAGTCGATGCTGAATACGCTACACCATCAATGACACCACCGGAATATTTGACCGCGCTAAACTTGGGTGTGCCGTTGATTTTAGCGTTAGACACAGTACCCCACGGAGTTGTCAGGGTGAAAGCCGTGTCCCCTGTGGCTAAGGTGATCAAACTGTTTCGGTTTGTGTCACCGATTACCATGCCTTTAATAGCCCGTTTTTCAGACCCACTACCGAAATAGTGGTACGTTGATTCAGTTGCGTCCAGAATAAACAGTTCAGCACGCTTGACTTCACGGTTAATATCTTCATCTGTCGCAAAAACTTCTACCGACCCGAATAACCATTTAGCACTCATGACCGTTGCGCCCCTTTCGGTGTAACACCCGATGATCTCGCCGTTCTCACTAGCATATCGTACAGAATTGGCACTAATGCCCTTGCAACTACCGCGCCGTTCAAGTTCACGGATAGATTCGCATTAAACGTTGCTTTAACTGGAAGCATCGACACATTCACCGTAGTCTGTTGTTGCCTGAAAGCGGGGTCAGACGACTTGAACTGTCCGGGGTTGGTGTCAGCATCTTTCAACAACGACCGATATTCTTCCATATCTCGATACCCACCTGTAATCTTAGACGGTTGTTGCTTCTTCACGTAATTGGCTTTAGCAAGTTCTTCTAAGAAGTCCGGCATGGAACTTAGCACATCCGTTGGCTTCTTGTTAGGTTGATAATTAGCCCGTGCAATTTCCTCTTGTTGATCAGGGAAGAATCCTGCGTTAATCGCATTAACAATCGCGTTTGCAGAGTTGTCAACCGCACTTTTCACTTTATCACCAGAGACATCAGTTGCACCCTTAATCCCCATCAAAGCGGCAATGGCTTCCGGTGACAACCCACCACCCGATGACTTGTTCCAGCGTTGTAAGTCCAACGAACTAATTGGTACGAGTGCCGTTGCGCCAGCGGGCATATTCCACGTACCGGATAGTTGCGCCTTTTCGACTTTCGTTAAATCTTCCAAAGCCAATTGAAGCGCCGTCATTCGTGCGTTCATTGTCTTGAACGTGTTTTGCTCACCCATTAACAGGTTAATATCCATCTGTTTTTCAGGCGAACCGATATTCGTCAGGAACTTATCGTACATCTGAGTCAAGCCTTGCAACTGACCAAACTGAGACGGATCAACATCCTTGAGTCGGCGGAACTGGAAACTAGATTGTTTCTCTTGCTCTTTCTTTTCCATCTCTCGCAAAGCATCTTGAAGGTGTGCCGCTTCTAAGCCTTGTGCGTAATTTAACCCTTCCTGAGAGCGGATTAGGAGTAGCGTCATATCCAATTCGTCTTTTCGGATTGCGACAATCTTTTCGGCTTCTTCACGAGTCTTACCAAGAGACATGATGTACTGAGTGGCGATTTCAATTTCCTGCATCGACAATTGAACTGACAACTGTTTGGCTTGATTGATTTGTTCGGTCGTGTATTTAGTCATGTCGATGTCAGAAGTCGGCATAATATCACCGAACGCACGCTGTCCGGGTGTCCCAATGTCTGATTGGAAACTGCTAATGTCTGACAATCGTTTTTGGTTTGCCGTTAGGGGCGTCAAACTTTCTGCCATACCCATTCCCGCGCCCGCTAAACCCTTAGTAATATTCATTAAAGACGCGCCTAAATTAGACGCAGGGGCAAGAATCTTACCCCATACAGTTTGAGCAAATACCGCCTTGTTTTGTAGCCCTTTAAGAAACTCATCAACAGTCTGGTTCGAGATTGTGAATAGATTCTTGTACATAGAACCTTCCACGCCACGACCGCTGGTGATTTCTTCGATGTTCTTGTTGTATTCATCAACGGCTTGTCGGACTTCTTCGGGCGTCATCCCAATCAGAGATTTCAGGAAACTCTCAGAACGATTACCTACCGCCGATTGAACTTGATCGTTTGTCTTAAATGACACAAGAGATTGCAATTCTGCGTATCCAGCTGCCTTACGGCCACCTTCCGCACCACCAAACAGGCTTTCAGTGAACACACTCGCGTCACCGATAAGTTGGCTAAAGAACGCACCCGCAACATTCCCTTCTGTTTTCTGCTGTTCCAAAATAGCCTTGCGCCTTTTCTCAATCGAGCCAAACGCATTGTCAATTTTATTCAAAGCATCATTAACTGCCGCAACTGATACGGCTGAACCATCGCTAATACCCTTAGCGTAGGCTTCCATGATACCGCGTGCCGCTTGGTAGTAATTGCCCTTGATTTTCTCACCACCGAATAAGGCTTGTAGTGCTAATTCCTGTTGATCTTTCGAGAAAGTCAACCATTTATCACCAACTTCATCCAGCAATTCTGCTGTTGTTTTCAGACCACCCGTCGCCTTTTGCGGGTCTATATTTAGACTTCTAAAAGCATCAATAACTGATGTTAGTTTAGACCCACTCAATTTCTCTTGAGATTGTCCCATTCTGAAAAGAGCCGCCGACATAACTTCTGCGCTTTCGCCAGTCGTTGCAACACCCGCCGAAATAATGTTGACGGTTTTCTCGTAGGTCGTGCCGAGTTTTTCGGCCAAAGGAACGGCTTCTGTTAGGGTATTGAAGAACTGCGCTGGATCGCCGGGATCACGTTGGTAAGCCGCCCATAATTGAGCGACCATTTCCTTTGCGTTACTAGCGTCCTTGCCTGTAGCCCTTAAAGCCGACGCAATGGCGTTAATAGATTTAGTTGGGTCTTTATCGCCAATCAACCGAGCAAAAGACGAACCCGCTTCAATTAACTGTCGTTGACTTTCTGGGTCTTTCGTGAATCGTGCCGCCGCAGTAATTCCAGCCGCGCCTTCTTGTGGCGTAAATCCACCACGAACCACTTCATCACGCAACTTGCCGTACTGAGTAATGGCGCTTTCTACAGATTGATCCGTGATAGCCGCAAATCGCGCTGTTTCAACACCATAGTCACGCATCGCCGCCATAGTTGTGTCGATAACTTCACCAACTGCGCGGAAGGTTGTCCAGATTAACGCCGCATACGCCACGAATCCAGCGTGCTTCAACATATCTGCGCCCAGACTTTTAGTCTTACCCGCCGCATCCACCGACAAATCCGCTTGACGCTTTAACAGGGTATTGTAGCGGTCTAACTGCTGACTCGTCATGCCTGTCGTGCTACCCATCGACGTGAGTTCTTTGTTGACGAGATCGAGCTGGGCTTTAGCACCCGCAACATCGCCTAATGGTTTACCTGATGCGTCTAACCGACGAGCGCGGTATTGTTCCGTGTCAGCGGCTTGAAATTGTTTGCGGCGAGACTCTCTGAGCGCGTTTTCCTGTTCAATCAGGTTTCTAGCCTCAGTCATATCTTGTCTGGTTTGGACGAACGTCTTGCCCGTAGCGGGATCGGTAGTAGTAGTAGTGATTGTCCTTGATATAGGAGATGTTTCCGTCAGACTGCGGTATCGTTCTGTAGTCCTTCGCTTAACATCAGAGTCTCCTAGACCAGACTTATTCTCGACCTTCTGATCCACTCTATTTAATTCAGCCAAAGCCTCAGATGAATCAACCTTGACCTTGACCGTCACGGTTTCAGGAATACGATCAGCCGCGCCAGAAACTTTATTTAAGTCTGATGCGGCTTGTTCTGCCCCAGACGCCTGAGTGGATATATTAACTACATATTCTTCGCCCATACGAACCTCACTGATTCATCTTATCTTTGCGCTTGCGCTTTTGGTCATCCACCCATTCCTGCACCCGTTTTGTGTCGTGCCAGTATTCTTTCGGTACGCCAATTTCATCTTCATCCCACGCCGAAAGTTCTGCTATTTGTTCCCATCGCCTTTCTAGGACTAACGCATACGTCCAAAACCACGGTATCTTTTGAGCGGGTAAATCGCCAAACTTCGCGCCTTCCCGCACCGTCATAATCCAACCAATCAAATACCCGCGCCTAGACGCTTTTGGTCAACTCCCACGGGTCAATGGAGTCCAATCCTTTGTAAGTCTTAGCAAGGAACGTGATGACTTTAGGATTGAGTTTTGCTACAGAATCAGGTGATGCAAAGTAGTGTTTATCAGCCACTTCGCAAGCGCACCACAGCGTATAATAAGTTTCCGCGTCAATGCCCGAACTAATCGCGTAGGACTGAATCGCCCGTTCTTGTGCCGTCTTAATCAACACGTCTAAATCCAACGACTCTAAACGGTCACGGAATGCTTTCTCGTTATCCACTACGTACTTCAAACGAGTCTCTGCTACGTTCGTTTCGTGCTTGGCTTGATTGGTTTCGACTTCAATCTTCTCTAATTCAGTGGCGTTTTCAGGAAAAGGTAAAATGTCATAGCGGAACAACTCGTTTGCTTCCCGAATCAATTCCCATCGACGTGATTGAACAACCGTGTCCACCAAAGAGTCGCGTGACGCTTCGGCTAACGGCGCAATCTTCTGTTGGTACAAGTCTGATTCTGGACTTCGCAATTCCTTAGTGACTTCCGTCATCTTGGCAAGCGAATACGACTGTCGTCCGTTCATCTCAATATCGGACAACACACGCATGGTAATCGACTTACCATCCGGCATTTTCACATCATCGTCACATACGCGGAAAAACTGATCTAACCTGAACATCCCAAATCTCCTTAAAGTGTGGATACCTACTGCATCCCTAAGATACAGTTACCAGAGGAAGGGGTGAGTGGCATTTCCTCACGCTCACCCCTTTTAGATTGTGCTACTTCAACTACGACGCGATTTCAGTCTTGCTCACCGTCAAACCACCCGTACCACCGACATTGACACCTGTGTTCGTCAACGTCCAGCGGGAAGTCGTCAGGTTACGAACTTGTCCACGCAACGGTGTGTTCGTAGTCGGCTTCAACTTATCCACCTTCCACGACTTCAACACACTCGACGCTTCTGGTAGAACCGGATCATACAGGTTCACAAAAGCGTTCACGATTTGCGGTTCGCCCAACACGAGTTTCGCTACCCCGCCGTCATTGCTGGTCGGGAAGAAAATGTCGTGCGGTTGAGCATCGCCGGGGTTCAGTTCAAAGTCAGTCGTGATGTTCGGGCTATCTACCAGATTACCAACAATCTGTCGATTACCCAATTCACGAACGGTCTGAACCGGATACTGTACACGGATAGTGAACGACTGCAAGCGGTATGCCTTACCCGCTACGTCATTCGTGCTAAACGCCACACGCGCATCCTTGCCGTGAATCCCACCCGGAGAAGTCGTGTCCGTAGACCCCCAACTTGAGTGAACATACGAACCACTCGTAAAGTAAGAGCCTGACGTTCCTTCTAGGGTGTAGGACGCTGTACAAGCGCCGTTCATCATAAACCGATATTGGATTTCCGAGACACGGCAATTCGTAATCGCCACTTCGCCCGTAATCGCATCGGCATCATTGCGAGTCAACACATATATAGTGTTCATCTGAGTTGGAATATTGCCAGCGTAGAAACCACTGCCCGAAGTGGGATCAACACCCGCCAAGAACATATCCAACTTACTATTGTGAAGGTTCTCCTCAATGGTCACTCGGTACGTAGTCGGATCGGTTGTGACACCAATCTTGTCCACGTTACCTAACTCATAATAGTCCTGACTGTTGTGAGTTGCAACAGGTTCGATGGACTGAACTCGGTCTAGGCGTAAATCGGTCGCTGACCCACTCGATAAAACTGAGTTTCGGGCGTATCCCAAAATACGATGGCCTAATAGCCCGACCATACTTGGATTTGTACTCATCTGTTACTCCTTAAAGTTTCGTTGTGAACGAAAATGTTACCCGACTCCACCCCAACAAGGTTGCCTGACTTTCGATACTCTCGATACGTGGGGTGTACATATCTTCAACTATCACTTCATCGTCCAACAAAGCATCTTCAACTGTTGCGCCTGTCGGATACGTCTTAATCGCCAACGCTGTTCCGAAATAGTCGCCAATAAAGGCACTTAAATCGTCGCGCTGACCACGGTTCTGACCAAAGACATGAACATAGGCACGAATCCGTCGCCCGTTACGGTTGCCCATTTCAAAGGGTAGTCTCCGGTAAGTGTCAATCTCAAAAACCACTTGGGGTTGTTGTCGATCTACCCGCTGTGGTAGTGGTTGAATAAAGGAATCCAGCAAATACACGTAAGGGAATGTCGGCACAAAATTGACGTTCCTAAAATCCGACTCGCCATACACGTTATACGTCAACAACCCCGTCGCTACGTCAGGGGTTTGGAACATCGCTTTCACGCGATCATAAATTGAGAGTCGTATTTCACGGTGTTTAAGCATTGATTACTGCCTGAACGATACTAGGCGCGTTTTGCCGCCATTCATCTAACGCCTTCTCGATAAAGTGCTTCGCGGTAATTCCAACATTCGGATTGCCTTCGTTCTGTGTCCAAACATACCGAGCATAAGTCGCGCCAATTCCGCCATACTTACCTGCCATACGTTGATCGTCCAGAACTTGCTTCCCCTCTGGTGAAAGATACCACCACGCCATAGATGGTTGGCTAATCTTTCGGTAGGATTTATATTGCGGAAAATCCTTCAAGAACGACTTGATTGTTCCTTTAGGCGCGGCTAGGTCTTTGTTCCCTAATAGTTCTGCATTACCGACCCCAATAATCCATCCACCCGCAGACTTCTTGGGTTGACTAATGTAACTCAACGCCGTCTGCATTGCCCCACTTTGGATTGGCGCATAATCTCTCAACTTGTAAACAAGGTCTACCGCAAGCAATCTAAGCATCTCTGCATCTTGCTTGTCTCGTCCTCGAATCTTGTTAATGAGATTCTGTAGTATTGCCACTGTCGATCTTAATCCCCGCCGCTTCAAAACGGTTCTGCGCGAAACGAGTCAGTTCATTCATGATCTCTAAAATGTTTTCACGCATCGCTTTGTCTTTCTTCACATCGTTAGCCGTAAGCAACTGTTTCATCGAGTGCCGAATCTTGAAATCCACATCGACTATTGCCCCCGCTTGCGCCCTGATAATGCGTGTTGCCCGTTGCGCTTCGGTTTCGGCCTCGTCTAACTTAGCCCTAAGAATCGTAATTTCCCGAACATCATCCGTTGTCATAGTCCTGTCGCCCTGTACCTCGGTGAATACTTCTTGCAATGCGCCGTTACATCAAACACCTGTCCAACCCCGTTTAACGTCACATTGTTCGGTCGAAAGGTAATGCCGTCACAGACGACATACCCATGTTGATTCTGGTAAATCTTATCTACTTGTTCTCGGTCGGACAACCTAAAGTACATCAGGTAATCGCCTACTTCCAGACCCGAAATAGAGGGGTCTAACAATCGCATCAGGGACGTGTCTTGAACAATCTTGATCCGAGCCTTCGTCTGATACGTCTCATACGCGATTGTAGTTGCCCCACCCGAATCCGAAACATTATAAGGCGAATCCGTAAAAGGTTCATAGTTGCTTCCCGAACTCAGGATTGGGTTAATCAGATACACGTACCGATAGTCGTTTCGGTTGTCCCACGCATCACGACGCATATTAAATTGGTCGTTCATCGTTAAAGCGGGCATTTAGTAGAGTTGTCCTGTGTAGGGTGTTGTCCCCCGCCAATCTTCGGCTAGGGATGCCTTCTGCCAGTAACGATGTGCCGCGAACTCACGAGTCATTGGGCTAAGAATCACACCACCCCATGCCGCCGATCCGTAGTATTCCGCCGCCGCCGCATTTTGATAAGTCGTCATTTGCTTCAACAGGGCGTTATAAGCCAAGTTCAAATTGGGAACGTTCTTAGACTTGTCCACTCGCAAGCCCTGATACTCTGCCCAAATGAAGTCGGTTAAGGCGTGTTCGCCCATAAGAGTCAAGTAAAACGCCAATTGCACGCACTTAGCGTAGAAGTTCAATTGCGCTCTGGACTGGCTAAAAACAATCCCGCTTGCAAGGACAGGATCGCTTCCCGAACTGTTTACAATGTAAGCGAACGGGCTATCTTCCGTGACGAGACTCATGGTGTTGAGTGCGTCCGTCAGATACAATCCCCGATACCATCGCCCTTCCATTTCATCAAATCCCGCAATCAACAAACTCTTGATCACGGAATCAGGATAGGACGCAATCGAGTACGTCGCTTTCGGTTGTACGCTAGGGGCAGAGTTAAAGACGAACGTACCGCTGTCATAAGCCACGGTATAGTCGCTACTCGCCAATGGCGCACTTCCAGTCGTGTAAACCAGTGTACTGCCACTCGACAGGATGGGGTTGAAATTGGAATAATAAACTTGGTTTATTCCATCAACGACGCCCGACAAGGGATCGCGTGCAATGTCGTGCTTATTGAAGACTCGCGCTATGCGGTCTACGAGTCTAATCCCATCCGTCCAGAGTTCAAATGCCATTAGTAACCTCTTAGATCGAACGCTTGCATCTTGTCAATGGCTACGATTCGATCCTGCAACATCTTCATCACTTGAGGCCGATTCCCCATCCGCTTCTCGTAGATTGCCGCCGCTTGTAAGAAGGGCTTGATACCGTACTTTAAGTCCTCTACCTTTGCGCGTTCGCCCACTTCTTTGTCCTCAACCGTAATCAAATTCTTAATCGGTTCAGTCAAGTCCGTGGTAGCAATCTGCATCGCCATTTGCTTGCGATACGGGGTTAAAACTTCCTCTAATTCTCGCGGTAATTCAAATTGGTCTTTATTCGATGGGGGCATATTAGACTTGCGTACCACAATCCCCGGTACAGTTTCATACAAGGCCACAAATCGCCCATCGTCTAACCAGTAGTCCGGCATAATCACAGGTTGCCACGCCACAATCATCAAATCTCGCGGCATATCCCCTGCAAACCGTGGTTCTGGGGCAGGGATACTATAAGCGCCCCGTTCATACCCCTCATACGACACAAGGAAGTATCGACCCTCTTGCGCCTTAACTTCCTCTAATGTTGGTTTATTCGTTTTATCCTGTTGCTTCTTCCTAGCCATCATAATCTCCTTGTACCCTGATTTAAGTTGCCATTGCTACAAATGGGTTTCTGTAGTCAATGAATTCCGTGAATTTCCGGTGGTTACACAAAATGCACAATGGCTGAATGTTGTCGATATTGTCCGTTCCACCTTTGGATAAGGGCAGAATATGGTCTTCTGTCAAAGGAACACTTTGTCCACAGCATAAACACCGATTACCGTACTTCTCTTTTAATTCTCGCCATTCTTTAACAGTGTGGCTTCCACCGTTACCAGTCTTTCTTGCCCTACGCTTCCTGACAGCCTCGTAAAAGTAATCCTTGTTCTTTAGATACCTTCTACGACCTTCTTCTTTCCTTGATCCGGGAACAGACCTAATCTTTCTAGTCTGTTCCCGGCGTTTGTCAGGATTGTTTTTTGCCCATTCTTTTACCCTCGCCCTGTTCGCCTCGCCTTCTATTTTATAGCGACAAGACTTACATCGAGTCCGGTATCCATCAGAACTTTTTGTGGTTCTATGAAACTCAGAATAGGGCTTTAATTCACCACAAACTTTGCAGACTTTCACTACTCAGTCCGTTTCTGCTAGCTTACATTAATACGCCATAGGCCGATTCCCGCGCCTACGTAGAATGCGTGTTCTGCGCTCCGCATTGCGTACAAATCCTCACCAGTCGTGATATTAACCTGCGTATCAGTCCGTGGGCTACCTTTAATCTGATGCCAGCCAATTTGAGAAGGATCAGAGAAGAAGTACACAGAATCGACCGGAGCGTATGGGTGCGCGTACCAGTTCACACCAGCATATCGACCGTAGTAAAGATTCTCAACGAGTTCCTTACCGACTTCGTTGCTGATCTGCGGCATGATCCAAGTCCACTGTTGCATTTCCATCAAGCGACCCGGATTGATCAAGGCGTTCTTGGCAGGGAAACCAATCTGTGACGACTGGCGGATAACCTGATCCACGATAGCCTTAGTCATTGAACCCGAAACCGTCAACTGATGCGAAGCGGGGATAGCCGCATCCAACACCGTCTTGGCTTTCGCGTCAATCTTGCGGGCGAGTTCCCACGCCACATAGTTCATCTGGCGACCCAACAGATTCCAACCCGCCTTGCGGAGAGTCTGCCACTGTAGGCGGAAACCAGTCTGGAAATACGTCCAAGTCGGGCGCACGAAGCGGTATCCCGGTTGGTTGTACTTGACTTCGCTGGACATCGCGCTTTCGTAGGCAATGTTCACCAAGTCTTCAACGGCAATCAAGTTGTCCTCAGTCTCGCCGATGTTCTGACCCATGAAGAAGCGGTCGAACTGCGAAACGTAGGGGATGATTTGCTGAATAGGTTCGGCAATCGACGCACCAAATTGCTGACGAGCCGCCAACGCGCCTTCCCCACCTGCTGACATCTGCGCTAACAGGGCGTCAATTTGATCCGTATAGTCCGAACTCAATTGCACGTTCGACTCAGACGCATTCAGCACTTGGCTTCCGGCGAGTGAGTTAAACTTCAATGCTTTCGTCCACTTCAATTCGTTACTCATGTCGTTTAACTCCTTAGCTACTCAATGGGCTAAAGTCGAACTGGATAACGGCCACACTCACCGAAGCACCAGTACCACCCGTACCATCATAGAACGATTTCAAATCCACCAAGCGACCAATCCGGTTCGTACCGCTACCCGTCTGAATCTTGCCTGATGCCGCCGCAAACACGGCTTCATTACCCAACACTTCGGTTGGCAACGAACCACTTGAGAAGAAGTCGGCGCTCATCGCAACCAAACCAATCCCACTCAACACACTCAACGCTTCGCCGTCCGCAAACGTCTTAGTCGTCGGCGCATAAACCAAGTCCCGATTACCGTAAGCGAAACCGAACGGGCGTGAACCCGTAGCCGCCGCTAACGAAACCGTACCCGCCACGCTGTTCAACGTCACCAACAACCCCGGTTCAATGCTTTGCGATGCGGCAGTCACGATCTCGTCGCCGTACAGCAAACCACCACCACTGGCAGTCAACCAATTAAACACTTTCGTACTCATTGCATTCTCCTTACAGAACGATCTTTACGATTTTATCGTCGTGTGTTTCGACAGCCGCCATCATCCGAGGCTTATCTTCCGCCTTAGACTTGCGACCCATCAAAGCCAACACGTCATTCGGCAAAGCAACCAAAGTGGCTTTCTGCGCCTCAAACTCTGATTCATCCATTACCGAACCCACCAACATCGACTTCACTTCTTGTTCACGATGCGCCTTCAACTGATTCGACGCTGTTTCCAACGATGCTTTCAAAGTCTCAACTTCGGTGTTGGCATTCACCAACTGAGTTTCAACTTCTGCCAGTTTCGCTTCAACCGCAACTTTGCTAGTCTCTACCGCTTCTTTCGAGGCTTTCATCTCTGCCAATTCCGCCGTTAATTTCTCGCATTCCTGCTTCATCATGGCATAGTTGGCTTCCATGTCCTCTTTTTCGTCCTTCTTGTCTTCAATTTCGATTTCAACTTCGGCTTCCATTACTATCTCCTTAGTTTCGACAGAATCGGGCATTCCATCGTCTAGGCAACCTTCTAATTCTTCGTGGGACGCAACCAACATCATCGTTGAGAATCCCGTTCCGCTACCAGCGGGCTTCTTCGTTAAAGCCCCACCTACCGCCTTCAACTGAGACAAGAATCGTGTAGCACCGTAGCGCATTTTATTCTTGAGATGAGTGCAATAAGAGGTAAAACTGGTATGAGTCGTCTCGCAAATGGAACATAGGGCAGTTTGGGCTTCTGCTTCAATCGACAACCCGTACTTACCCTCGATAATTTCAGTAGGATTCACTCCTAGAACTTCACAGCGGTCTAACCACAGAACCCCATCTACTCGTAGTTCGTTGTTTTCTGCACGTCCGGCAGTGTAAAAGCCTACATTTTTAGCGGGGTCGTGGTCAATGTCAATCGCTGTTCCAGCAATCGTATTCGCCAATTCTTCAATACCAACTTCATTTACATTGTCTAAGTTTTTGTTGGTTTCCGCTCTGGCAAGTACGGCATCTCGGAACTTCAAGAAACGTGGGTTGTCCACGTCTGCTTCAAATTGGATTGATCCTGCAATTAGATTAGCGTTCAATTCTTCTTTTTCCGGTGGGGCATTTTTATACAATGCGCCCTGTTGTGCTACCGCTTGACCACGAGTAGGATGCTTTCCGTACACCTTGCCCGTTTCGGGATTGTAAGTCTCCCATTCGCCGTCTATCTTTCTAACTTTGTAGGGCATTTTGCACCTCAAACAAAAAAGGACTCGCCCTATTACTTAGGGAAGTCCTTAAATACACTCGCGCCTATCTTCACTATGGATTGTACTAAGATTATGTTCAGTTGTCAAGGGCTTATGTTAAATTGGAAGTCTGAAATCAGACTTACAAGACAACTACCTGAATAATCGCCACTATCCGGCCATCCTGAATCTGCGGTGAGGCTACTAAACCGCATTTATATTCCTGCAAGACTTCCTGAATTTTCTGTCCACATTCCTGAACTACCTTTTCCTTGTACTGCGCCAACTCCTGATTTAACCTCGTTACTTCATCCATTTTTCTCCTTAGTGGCTAATGTAGCGTGATGCCAAGTGCATAAACTGTGCAAAACTATCAGGGATTAACGCGGGCATCGACAAAATCGCCGCCGTGACTTCTGCCCATGCTTCTACCCCGGTAAGGGTTCGCCCATCGACTGTTAAAATCGTGTAGTCGTTTAACTTGGTATTCGACCCTTCTAGCGATTCTGCGGTGATGTTACTGCCTGTTACCACCCCTGTTACGGGGTCAATCGTTAATGCGCCTGAAATCCTGAGCCAGTTATACAAGCCCCAAATCTTCTCATACAGGGCTAAACTTTGCTCATAAATCTGAACACTCATGGTGATTGCGTCATTCTGACTTTCGTTTGCCATTATCGTAATTCCTTCCAGTTAATTGCAACTCGGCAAGCACTCGTCGCGCCTATCCCGGTTGCATAAATTGACATTGTTCCCATTGCCCGATTCGCCCCCGCCGCATCCAAAGTCAATGGGTAAAAATCAGACAAATCTACACCACCAGACTGTTTGGTTGTTGCGGATGATGCGTTATACCACTGACGCGCCGTAATTGGCGATGTCGCAATTGTTCCACCCGCCGTAGTAATTTCCGTTCCACTGTAGGCAGATAAGGCCGCACCCGCCCATGTCGGACCTGCACTAAATGTAGCCCCATAAACCACACTAAAAATAACAGGACTATTTCCCGTCACGATAGACTCAATCGACGTTGGGATGATTCTGTAGCGAGTCTGGATACTGTTAAACGTCACGAACGGTCTGATAGACCCAATATGAACAGGCGTGCCGTTTCCTGCTGTCCCTGTAAATTCCGCCGAAAATTCATAGCCGTGCGGGTCTTCATCTCCACCCTCACTAATAACGGCGGCACAAATCGGCTTCATATCCGCCGTAGCCGATGCTGATGTTGTAATTTCGTAGCGAATAGGCAAAGTGGCCGACTGCATATAGGTGTCTGTAATGCTGTTGGCGTTAAGGAACTGGTGGGCGTAAAACACCTGACCATCAATATCGAACCCAACACGCACCCGCCCGACACCCAACCACTGTAAGTCGATAATCAAAATTTGGGCTTTAGATAAATCTAACGTCTTACCACTCGGCCCAGCTCCATCTAAAGGATCAATATTCCATGATGCCTTTGCGATTGTTTGATCGGCTTGTGTTCCAGCATTCGTTAAACAAATGTTGATTGTTGACGCGCCCGTTTGTTCCAGATACACCCCGTTCGTAACCGTCACTGTCGCGCCAGAATTAGTCGCGCTGAACAACCCGACTCTGCGAGTTACATTTGCCGCCGCTGACCCCATCACGAAGGTAATAGCAACTAATTGTGACCTCCCCGGCTGATACCGAATCCACCGATAAGATTGCAAGGCCGCTAATCCAGTCGCCGCACTAATCGACAACAAAGCGTTACTGTCGGTTGCGTCATGCGAAATCGTTCCAGACGAAGTAATCTGTTCGTACTGCAATGGGGCTAAATCGTAGCGAAATGTGCTATCGAAAATACCCGTTGGAGACGAGATACGAAGTCGTGAGAACGCATCTAAATTTGCCCCATCTTTAATTGAAACTCCACCGAAATAACTCATATAATAATCCACCCCGAACCATTGCACTTAATTTGCATAGTGTCGTATAATCCTAAAACCTGAGTTAGTGAACCATCGATCAATTCACTCGCATTAGCGTCAACAATGACGTTGTTGGCTAGTGCGCTGATAATATATTCTCGCCCGCTACAAGTTGATGCCGCTGGTAACGTAACCCGTTTTCCGTTTGCCGTGACAGTTACCCAGTGATGTGTCGCGGTAAGGGTCAAATCGACTGCGGTTGTAGTATATGTTCCGGCTTGAGAACCTGTAACAATAATTCCCGCATTACCACGTCCTCTCAGAAACTCACTCGCCACAATCGCCGCGCCACTATTGTAAGCCGCGCTTAAAACCATATCGCTTACTGCGCTTGCGTGCAGTGCAACATTCCACAAAACGTCAATCGCGCCCGCTGTTTGTGATGCAGTGGTCGAGGACTCTAATTGCCATGCCAATTTAGAACCGAACCCGACATCCGCAGTGGCAGTCGTATTGGCGCGTAATGTAAGATTCGTGACGATAGCATTAAAATTCGCATCGTTTCTAGTCAGCAAAACTAGGGGTGTCGCCGCTGTAAAAGTGCCTGACCCTGTAAACGTCGCCAATGTGCTGTTGGCATTGTGTGTAAATTGCAGTTGCCCGCCGAGCGTCTCAATCGCCACATTCGCGCCTGTGCCGCCAGTGATCGCTCCGATGGATAAACCGTATTTCAGACTTCCCGCCCCACTTGTCGCCGCAATACCAATCGCCGTGTTGATGGTGGTAAATGGCGCGGTGTTTTCGATGTATAGGCCGTAGTTGCTACCAGCGCGGCCTGTGCTACCAGCGACAGACGTTAAGCGGATACCGTAAGCCGTGGTCACATTGCCGCTACTGTTGATTTGCGTTACCGCGTCAATGCCCGTAAGTTTGTCAACTAATCCAGTACCGTTATGTGATGCTTGTCCTACCACGCCGCGCAAGGCTTGAGAGAAGTTCTGTGCGTTGCCGCTTTGCGTTCCGGCAGCAAACGCTAGCCCCTGATATGTTCCAGATGATGCAGACGCGGGATTTGCGTTATAGGTTAGATTCAAACCGTTAAACGTGCCGCTCGTTATCGTGGGAGTAGTGGTAATCTGTACTAGCGATGCCGCCGTAGGTGTTGCGTTAATTCCTATTGACGTGCCGTCATCCTGAATCAGGCTATTACCGATTGTACTTGCGCCCGTAAACTTCGTTACGTAATTAGCCGTACCCGTACCAGACACAAGGCCAGCGCCCGCGAGTGTTTTGTTCTCCCACCTACTATTCGCATTGACGTATTGCAGAATGTTACCATCCGCAATCGAGTTGATGTACACATCATGCAACTCTGAAAGTTCATACCCGTTATCAATGCGTACAAAGATAACGCCTTCCGTGGCGTGTTGCCGGATGACAACGCCAATCGTGACTAGATGGTTGGGCGCAACGGGCTTTGTGCTAGTGTACGCGCCTGCTGTGGCCGCGCTCAGATATAGCGAAGTGCCAGCGGTATATGAGATGGTGTTGACATCGCGCACAAGGCCAATCAACGTCACATAGCCGAAATGACTGTCAGCAATCGCCTCGGTTGCCATGCCGATAGTCGTCGCGCTCGTTATCTCTGCATCTGCTTTAGCCAATGAGATAATCGCGTTGTTGCCTGTTCCGCCGCTGATATAGACGAGTTGGCCGTTAGTGATAGGTGCGCCCGTCTCATTCTTGGCGCGTAGTAACATTTCCTGCCCGATTTGCAGATTGACGCTACCACCCGGCATGCCTAGATTTAGTGTTCCGTCCTCAGTGTTCCAGTACATCAACCCTTCGGCGGGGGCAACTGGAGTCGGGGTTAAATCCCATTGAACATTGTCTAAACTTAGTCGGTTTGTTGCTGGATTGTAAGTGATTCCTGTTCCAGCATCTTCCGCCGAACCAGACGAACCACCGACAAAGAAATGATACTGAGGAAGGGAGAGTATGGTTGACCCTGACGAACCAACACCCCATACCCAAGACGCGCCTGTGTAATAGCCCGTTAAATTGGTGTCTGTGGCGTAAGCAGTCATACCCGCTACTACACCTGTTAAGGCTTCGATAGCGGTTTTGGTGTCCTTGTATGAGATTAAAGGCCGACCAACAATCTGTCCGTCTAAGATCATAATGAAAAAAGACAATCCCCAATTAAGAGGATTGCCTTAACTACTCCACCCAAGTCTAAAATTAGACTAACTAAACATCAAGTCCAGTTTAATCAAGTCGCCGTTCGCCATCATGACGAGATTAGCGAATCGTTCTGCTTCGGCCATTTCCGAGATTTGTTCCCGTGATAACCCTTGCAGGAAGTCCTGCGTTCCCCAATCCTTATCGGCTACGGCTACGTCCCAAATTGCATCCAACTCATCGGTTGTTTTCGCTTCGATTTCACGATACGCACTCGCAATTGAATCACAATCGGTATACGTGCCTGTTGGGGGAATTGGCGGAACTTGAATCTGAACATTCGCTTCCGACAGATAGGACAAAAACTTATTGTGATGACCTAATTCGTCGTCGGATTGATCGTCAAAATACTTTGCAATACCTTTCAGACCACGAACATGCGCCCAAGAACTCATTGCCTTGTACGCCATCCGATTCCGAAGTTCATTCGCCGCTTGCGCTTGTAATGCAGAAACTAAACGTTCTGAAATAATCATAGCCCACCTCTACTCTATTGTACCAACTTTCTCTAGCCTGTCAATGGTTTCCAATATCTCACGGCAAACTTACCCTGTGCGAGATATTCGTGGGATATTGAGTCCGGTAGGTGAAATCCGTAGTTCCGCTCATAGTGAGTCTGGACTTCTCGCCCGTCAGGGGTTTGGATTAACACGTCCATATCGCTTGGGGGCAACTTCTTCTTAGGGTCTAACCACATCATATGTCTCCTCTGGATACCAATATCGGTAGCATCCGGCTAAATTCAGCGGGTAAAAGGGCATCTGCCACGGCTTCCACCACTGAGGACTCTCATATCGAAAGTCCTTGACTTCCACCATTGAATGATGCCACGGTCGATTGCAAATTGGGCATTGAAACTGTTGCTTTCGGACATTGTACACCATCACTTCCGAATCGCATTTATGGATTTCTGGCACGTTTAAGTGCGCTCCTGTAGGGCATATACGCCTTGCGCCCTGTAATATCGTAACACGTTTTAACGGGGTGTAATCCTTTCTCTGAGATTCCATCTATCTTCAAGATGGTGTCGAACATTTCTTTAGCGAGTTTCTTAACCTTCTTCTTCTCTTTCGGCAAGCGCCAAATCCACTGCGCCTTGTAGTAGTTAAGGATTTGAAGATAGCCCCACGCCAACCTGTATTTGTCTCGTTCACTTTCGGTAGCGTTTTTCGATAACATCTCGGATTCCTAGATAAGCACGATTATACTGATGAATCAACGGCGGAATATCTCCATTGGGTAATGCTATTTTATAACCGATTTGCCGATACTGAAATCCCTTACCGATTGTACCAACAGTCCAGACTGGATTTCCATTGTGGTGAATTTGGACATCGGCTAGAAGTGAACCTGTGTAAACGCCTACATTAAGCATAGCCTGATCCATCTTGTCACCCTGTTCAACTACGAAATCACACCACTTCGATACAGACTGACTATCGCCCCAAACCGTTCCAGCGCATAAGACTTTCTCACACTTAATGGCTTCAAACACACCGGGGTTGTAATACATCTGAACCCACTCTGAGTTGGATCGTTCTTCGCCTATCGCTAGATGTTCTTCCGTGACGTGTAATCCATTTTGGGACATCCATGTTGAAGGGTCTTGTTGAAAAACAATATCCTTACCGTCAGCGCACAACACGTAATCGTAATCGGCTAGAACTCGCTTGTAATAGTGCCATCGTTTTGCGAAGAACTGCGCGTCTTTATCGTCCCACCCTAACATCAACCTGACGTAATTGGGCATCTGCATCCGGTATCTCGCAAACACAACGACTTCGGATGAATAACCCACCATCTTCAAGGACTCTAAAAAGACTTCTATATCCCTGTAAGGCAGGTCTACGCAGGATGTGATAACGGCGAGTCGTTTCAACTTCTATTAACCCATGCTTCATTTCTAATTATTCGGCCAACTGTCGGTTGAGTAACATTAAATTTCTCGGCTAACGATTGTTGAGTCCAACCACGTCCGTAATTTTCCCGAATAAAATCTACATCATCCCATTTCAATTTTGAATACGGATTATGACCCGCGTGCTGTGGCGCACCTCTCCCTTTAACAGATCGATCAACCGCGTTATCTTTAGGCGTTCCAATGAAGATATGTCTAGGATTACAGCACGAAGGATTGTCGCATTTATGACACGCGAACGCACCAGACGGTATAATTTCTTTATAAAAGAATTCATACGCAGATCGATTCGCCCTAATCGACTTCTTTCTGTGCTTGTATCGACCGCATCCATCTTTATCAATCACGCCTTTCCACGGCCAACAAGCGTCATCCCCATCCGATTTATCGCACATCTCCCAAAAAACATCTTCTGTGAACTCCATCAATTCACAGACTAAATGAGATGGATTACAACACAGTCTATTACCACAAGAATCTTTAACCCAGAACCCATCAAGAGGCTTATTTAGTTGTATTTCTTTGGCTATTCTGTTTGATAATCCTGAAACTCTGCGCCCACTTTTATACACGAAATATCCACGCCCAGACGCCTTGTGAATCTTCCCAATCCAATTCCAGCACTCATCAGGCGATTGAACATTAACATTCTCCCAGAATTTTTTCTCTATTTCTTCCTCAATATAAGCCATCGCCACACCTCACTCTCACCAGCACTTAACCCGATTCCCAGAGACTCCCATTTATCAAAATCCAAACTTTCGGATATTTCCTCAACGGAATATCCCCTAACCAATATCGTGCTTGAATCATCTGGTGTGTGCGGGTATTTAGTTATATGAACCTGCGTGCAAAACACCCCGCCAGCATTCAATATGTGATATGCGTCTTCAATGTACAACCAAAAGTTAACTTTAGATATATGTTGCAGAACTATGTGGCTAACAACCATGTCTACTTTCTCTGGAACATCCCTTAATGTTGATGTTGTAATATACTCCACATTATCCCTTTTCGCAAATCTATTTGCGTAGCCAATCATGTTCGGTGATATGTCAGTCCCATATAGTTTCTTGAATATATCAGAGAACCAAATAGAGCATCGACCCGCTCCCACTCCAATTTCACAAGCAGACATGCTTTTATCTGGATAGACACCGACTTTGCGTAAGGCCAACATCATATCATTAACGTGCTTCTTGCCTGACTCGTAGAAGGTTTCAATATCCCCTTCATATTGGTCTAGGATAGCCTTCATCGCACCCTCTAAAGTGGAAGCACGTTCGTCCCACTCTTTTTTAGCCAACCGATTCGTGTAGGTCATAGTTTCACCGCAGTCGCCCTAATATCCGTCCCAAGAACATCAATGTAAACGTCACGCCAATAGTACAACATCGCCTCCATATGGTCTTTTGAGATATTCCGATACCACTCTCCGTTCTCAATCGGATCGCCCAAAGTACCATCCGCCTTGTGTGGCGCACGACCTTCTCCAGCCGCCGTGACAATGAACAATCCGCCATGTTTTAAGGCACGTCTAGCACAGTCCACAATCACGTAAGGGGATTCTTCATGTTCCATCGCCTCGGTACTGACAACAACATCGTAAGTCTCTCCGCCATCGTAATATCGGGCATCTACCACTTCGTCCACGCCCTTACCGTTAATCACGTCGATTCCGTAATAGACACGGCACTCATCAAATAACTTCCGAACCCCGCCATTTACGTCCTGCGAACCAATTTCCAGCACCTTTTTGTCTCGCAAGTCGATGCCAGTAATCGCCTTTACCACAAAATCATAAGCCTGTTGATGCACGATACGCTCCTAAAGGTTGATCTACGGGTACACCGATAGGTTCATCGGGTAGCCATTCCATATCGAAAGTACAATCTGCGGGAACTGGAACAGGGTAGGCATCCGACCAAGCACCTTCCACAATCTTATCATGCCCGCGCTGTAGCAGTAGACGCTTACGAAATAGCATCCGTGTATGGATGATTCTAGCGGGGAATTGCACTCGGTATCCAATATAACTCATGGACTCATGCCATTGTTCCGTCCATTTTACCATATCAGGCCGATGAACTCGCGCATGACTAAGCCATGTAGAATGATGACCTTGCGCCATGTGGTCTGGATCAACTACCAGATTACACAAAGGCTGAACCACGTTGGTATCTTGTGTCGGTAGGGCTTCTAGGAAAGGACGTAAGCCGTTAATCATCTCATTAGACGCAATCTCATCCGCATCTAACGCCACAATCCAGTCACAATCCTTGCCCATATGGTCTAAAGTCCAATTTCGGACTTCACCGGGAGTGGTAAAGTCATGCTTAGAAGTGTAGAGTTCTACACCATTCCACTCGTCAACACGCCAATCCCCATCGAAGTAAGCCAACTCGCAATACTCTGGACGAGAAACGATGTACTTAAACAGGATTCCGCTATTACGAACCTGTCGAATCATGGAAGTTTCGTTACTGGTATCGACCAAGTAAATCCGATCCACGAACTTAGACAGGCTATTCAGGCAGTTCGGTAGCACATCCCCATCGTCAGGGCAAGCAATCGTGTAAGAATAAACCTTCACTTACTACCCCCGTTATACTTAGGAATCGGAATCAAGTCCCCCTCATTGCCGTTAATCGCCTTAGAACCGAACACGATCTTATAGCGATTACCGCAACTAGGGCATCGTAGATATTCAGATGGTACTTTACCCATCACTTCATCGTACACAAGTGACGTTTGGCACTCAATACATCGCTTCATTTCAGCAACTCCAATCGTGGTACATAGGCCGTCTTACCAATCAAAGGACGAACATAGTCCGGCAACAGTTCTTCAAAAGGCGAATGTGGGTTCGTCCACTTCGGATCATTGTACCACTGTTCGCGGGTTTGTTCAATCTGGTCAGCGTCGTGCTTGTAGTTCCCAAACCGCTCACGATCCGTCCACAGATTATCAGCGGCATTTCGGCGCAAATCAATCAAATGGTCACGGTGAAAGTCGTGCAGATGAATAACCGGATACAGTTCGCTCACCGACACATTGCCACACACGAACCCTTCCCACGAAAAAGACCAAGCGTCGTGTTCCAACTTGGTTGCGTTGCACTTCTTAATCATCTTGAACGAGTGGTCGTATCCAGCACCACCAACCTTGCCGTTATACAACCCACCCCGTCGCCACATATCAGTGTCTTTTCGACCGTCCCAAATCTCGCCACCCTGAAACTGTTGAGCGTTGTGTTCAGTGTGTAAGATTTTGAATTTGAAGGCTTCGTATCCTGCATCCACCCAGTCTCGCCAGTTCTCGCGAACAGAATTGGATAATTCTACTGGATACACTTCATCAGACTGAATGTTGATAACGTGAGAAGTAGTTACTTGGTCTACCGCATACTTAGTCGCTACACCAATTACCGATCCATCACCGGGGACACGGCTAAAAGGCCACTCGAAAGGCACAGTCAAGGTCTTGTGTCCGTACTTAGGACTCAACTCCATAGCCTTTACCAGTTCGAGCGTTTGATCATCACTGGTTGGGTCATAACACACAATCGCCTTATCCACCATATCAATAGTCGATAGATAAGATTCTAGCACAACATACCCCAAGCGAACTGCGTTCCTGAAAACGTACAAACCTGTTAATTCCATTATTTACCCTCCAAACAACTTCCCAAACAACCCCTTCTTTTTTACAGGTTCTTCCGCAGGGGAATCGTCCACATACGAAATAATAGGCGAAACTCCCGAAACCCGACGTTCGATCTTCATTGTACCGCCGCATTTATTACACTGCAACATAGACCCACTATTTGCCGACCCACAATATCCGCAATGCCACAAACTTGCACTCGCGTTAAAGAAATCATAATCTAAATTACTTCCACTGGAATAAATCCGCATAATTCTCCTTCCCTAAAATTAAACTAGGGACTCCACGCACGGAGGTAACATGGAATCCCTAGATTGACTTCGGAACTACCCGAAATCTTTCATTATTATAGCATCATTGTGTTAATTTGCAACAGGACTGTGGTACTATTTAGCCCTGAAAATGCAAATCATACTATCATGTTTGCCCTTGTTCTTTGTCGAGTAAACACCTTTCGTGTTAATCCCTTTGAAGGCTATCCGTCCTTTTAGAAACCTGACCTCAGCATAGGGCAAAATCAATTCATGAAACTGTTTTGTCCCTGTAGAAGAAGGTATTAGTAAAACGCAGGTTTTACCTTTCTTCCACTCATCAAATGCTTTCTGGATAAACCTCGGCTTATCAACACGATTGTATGGCGGATTAACGAAATTTACATTCCCCCATTCAACCTGTAGACCATCAAAGTCTGCGTGTAGTGGACAGGGATCGAAGTCGAAATGGAACTCATCGTCTAATTGCTTGTATAGCCATTCTGGTGTTTCCCAGTGGTCACTATTAGGGAGTCCATCTCGGTTTATAATTTTACTACCCATGCCTCGCCTCTCCTTTCCCCACCGTTCCTGTCCTATCCCCGCCGTTTATTTATAAGTGTAAATTGCTGTCCCAAGCAACCCTTCTTCATTGTTCCACACAAACGCTTCGGCTTGTCGCAGATTGCCAACAAACCCATTCTCAGAGTGCCAAGCGTCCGTACCGCTCAAAGACGGTAGAATCCTAAACCGGAAACCAAATTCTTCTTCAACCCTCGATTGGTGCTTGTCTCCCGTGTGAACTTCACGGAACACCGTTTCTCCCCACATCTTCGGTTGCTCTGACGCAATCAACTTGGCAAACTTATCTCGTTTAACATGGTCGCCATGAGCAAAAGCCAACATGACCTTACCCCACTTGTAATACTTGCGAGACTTAGGCGAGTTATCCACCTTAACATCTTGGTAGCCGTGGAAGTAACACTCGATGCTATCCCCTAAATGCCAAGCAGTCATTTTATCGTGATTACCAGCGATAACCACCACATCCACAGGCGCAATCAACCGCAACCGTTCAATCGTATCCACCATGACTTCTCGTACCACCTTGAACGTCCGATGATACCGAGAATCGCTTTCAACTTGAGTTCCACCAAAAGTCTGACCATTCGTGCTGTCAGAATTGAAAACATCATTTCCAATCACGAATAAAATCTTGTCAAACTTATAGGGTTCTACTCGCGCCAAGATACTACCAATAGCCTGTTCGTAAACTTTTTGGGCGATCTTCACATCGTAATCTTCGTAGCCTGTTTGTTGCGCCCATGCTACCTTACCGAAGTGCGTATCCGGCAAGCACAACTCAAGCACGTTACCAGTCGGCTTATCAAAATGCGGAATACTCGGAACAATTGTAGCCGAAAGTCGCATTTGTTCTTTAAGGGCTTCAATTTCTTTCTTGGCCGAATCCACTTCAACACGCTTGCGGAATTGCGCTTTAATCGCGTTTAACGGCTGAACCGTCCACTCATCATCTTCACGCGCCCAATTCTTAGACTCGCCTACTGCCTGACTTCCGTGAAACGACTCGTGGCGAGACACAGAGAACGATACGACTTCCCACACCGACAAGTCAATCTTGTACGCCTTTACTAAATCGTCCAGTGACGCAATCTGCGTCTTATTAAGATTTAAGTTCCAAGTATTCGCGTTAAACGACTGTGAAGCAATCGCTTCCCCAACCTGCGGCTTTGAATCAACAGGAATTGTCGCTTCTTCTTTTCCATCTAACCTCCGAAGCATACTGCGAACTGAATCTCGCGTAGCGTTGAATCCCATCTTATTGAGTTCTAGGGCGATAGAGGCGTAAGTCATATCTCCATCAAGTGCCACCGCAAACTCTCTAGCGGTTTTACCAATAGGTAATGGTGTATCCCAGTGGTTCTCCAAGATTGTCTCCTGTAAAAAGAATACCCTGATTGTACCATAAAACCAATCAGGGTGTATAGCCCAATAGTCCTACTTAGACCACCGTTTCCGGTAAATTTCTTTACCCTGTTGAACCTTCAAGTCTGATTCTGGACTTCGCTTCTTGGTTTGGCCTTCCAAATGGTAGAGAACTGCCGCTGGTTGGTAAACCGTCACATACCCCATCTCTCGCGCCACATTGGACATCCACGCTTCTTCCATGTTGAGGGATTCTGCTAACTCAGTAGGCATCTGAACAATGTCACGCTTATACAGCATACACGCGCCTGTCACAAAATCTACGACTCGTGGTTGACTATCACTGACATTATCCGGCATCATGTAATGGTGGTGATACCCAATATCATCTCGGTTCATGTCCAAGATTCCACCCGCATGTTGCAACCGACCGTCCTGAGTCAGTAACTTCGCGCCAACAATCGCAACCGTCTCGTTAGTCATGGTCACTAACATCTGTTCCAGCCAGCCCTTGTTAGTGGCAAAAACATCGTCGTTGAAGGCTAGAATCAGCGGGGTATCCACATATTCTTCTACCGCACTAATCGCCCCTGAATACCCTAGATTTGTCCGTGATTGAATCACTGTGACGTTTGGGTTGTCCGATTCAACGACTGATTCACCATTGTTCACGACTATGACTTTAGTGTTCGGAACAGTCTCTTTTAAGTGATGTAAACACTTGTTAATCGTCTGACTGTTGTAGACCGGAATCACAATCGTCACATCTTCCGGCTTGTACTTCATCTCTTGCCGATAAACAGGCAAGGGACTAATGGGTTCGCCCTTCAACATCTGATCGACTCGTTGCACAAACGCATTGTAGTCCTGCCAAGACTTAGCCCACATCCGTCCAGCCTGATTAAAGGACGACCAAATGTGCGTGTTTCGTGCGAGTTCTAGCGTCATTTTGCCCATCTGCCGCATATCCTCAGCCAACCATCCGGTCTGACCTTGAACCACGACTTCGGGCATCCCGCCGCTATTGAACACAATCGGAACAGCGCCACTCGCCTGTGCTTCCAAAGGGGCAAGTCCTAGATGCTCTTGGGCGCTTGCAATCGTTGGTAAACTTACACCTGTCGCGTGCCAGTAAATTGCGGCTTTAGCGTACAGGTCTTTCATCTCGGCATCAGTGACGTTGGGCTTAAACTCAATCGGATAACCCGCACTCGACACCATCAATTCGTTGAAATAATCTTCATCCCCTAGTTCTGCCGCCCCTGCAATGACTAACTTCCACCCCGGTAAGTCGTTGGAAATCATCTTAAACAATTGGATCATTTGCCGTTGAGCCTTGTCTGCCCACGCTGACGGTTTAGCGAAACGGGAAACGTGCAAGATGACTTGTTCTTTGGGACTCTCATAGAACCCTGCGTCAATCGGAATATACAGAGTTTGACACGGACGACCGAACTTGGATTCTACAGCACGCTTGGTGTAGTTGCTATTGGAGTACAATTCAAACCCTTCCGGTGGAAACTCGTCACGTTGAGGGTAGAAAAAGTGGATGATATTCCGCTTGGCTAATGGCTTGAAATATCGAAAGTGGTCAATGCCAATCACAACGTCATACTGCGCTTCAACACCCTCACGATACCCTGCAAGACCAATCCCCTGCATTTCCTGTCCCCAACTCTGCAAAATCGTGGGGTGAGGCTTCATCGTCGTCAGGTGAGTGACTTCATGGCCTAAATCCCGCAAGGCAAGCAAGTGCCACTTGGTCGCCATCCACCCACCACCTTGAACACTTGCATGACATCCTAGAACCGCTATCTTCATATTTACCTCGGAAACCTATAGAATAGATGATCGTCCGGCTTCTGCTTACCGTGTTTCAGCATCAACATCCCTAAATGGTTGGTTAGATTCTCTTGTGTAAACCAGTTGAGTTCGTTCGTCTGACTACCGTGTTGCCAGTGGTAGAACGTTGCGTCAGGGTTGTACAGGATTGATCCACCTGCCTTTTTAATGCTGAGACAGATTTCCACGTCCTCGTAAGTCGCATAGAACTTCTTATCGAAACCGCCTACTTTGTCCCACCATTCACGCCTAAACGCCATTGCCGCGCCTGTTACCGCATTGACATCGCGCTTGACCAATACACACGGTTCGTCTTGTGGTAAGCCCATAAAGGGATGATACGGAATCCCCTGAACGCTAAATCCTACCCCCGCATGTTGAATCGTCATTTGCTGAGGATGTTTCGGCGGGAAAATCAACCGCGAACCAACAATCGCATACCCTTCGTCCAACGACTCCGCAATCTTCTCAATCGCATTAGGGAATGCAATCGTGTCGGAATTAAGCAACAGAAAATAGGGGGAATCCGTCTTGGACACACCCCTATGGCAACTCTTAACGAATCCAGACGCACCGACATTGTGGTAATACATTGTTCCGAGTGTTTTAAGGACAGCCGACTCATCTGGATTTGAATTATCATCAATAATCACGACTTTGCCGATACGGGGTTGTGATTTAAGCGATTCCACGCAAGCAATCACCATCCCCAACTGATTGTGTACCGGAACAATCACATCGACATTTGGTTTAATCATAGTTTTACCTTGTACTTGTCACCCTCCACGAGAATCACATCGGATTCCATCTTCTCGTGTAATTCAACCTGCATACCACCCACGACTTCATTTAAGTGCGGATTATCGTCTAGCCAATCCTGCACTTTGCGCCACGTAGTCGGGTTCATCTTCAACAACTCGCCTTGATACTTTTGAAGGAATACTACTAACGGGTTGGTTCGCATGGCAATCTCCTATGTCCACAGAAATGAACGAATGTCAATTAAACGATGTAGGTTGCGCTGATCTTCTTCCCACCACGCTTGGTCTAAACGCATGGATTCTTTTAGGGCTAAATCGTATTCAGGATACTTGGTTTCATCGTAGTGTAGCCACTCATACCACCCATTAGGGAGTTCTTTGAACTCCATCGGTGGGCAAACCAAGTCTGGATCATCCATCGGATCACCACGATTAGGGCGACCAATTGTCCACCAATCGTACAAGTCCATCATATCCACGTAGGCTTTAGCGTGTTCCTCAGTAGCCGACCAGTCAATCCGACTAATTCCAACTGCCTCGTCCTGAACGAAATCAACTAGGACTTGGAAATTGACGTGCAACAGTTCTTCCATTGCGTCGTGGTGTTGCGCGTTCAGTGTGTCAATCTTGAGACGCTTGCGGAATTTCGATTGAACCCAATACTTCAATTTATCCATTAAACACCTTCTCGTAATCGGGTACACATTGAGACATCATCTGCGTAGCCCACTGTTTACCTTGTTCGCCCAACGACCGTCTTAATTCCAAGTCTAAAATCAGACTTTTCAAAGCGCCATACCACTCTTTAGACTTGTTCTTGACGAAAATTCCGCCTTGACAACCCACGAATGGATCAGATTGTGTTGCTACCCACGGATTTCCAGCAAGTGCATTTTCGTACACTTTGAGATTAGAACGTCGCAAGTCGTAATTGCCGCTGATAATTCCGAGTCCAATATCGTACTGCTTAACGACTTTCGGCCAATCATCGAACTTCATCCACCCCGACGAGTGATACCGAACTTGCGCCTTTTCAAGCATCTGAACAATATCTCGATTGGCGTTTACCCTAACTACCACTTTAGGAAACTCTCTGGTAATCTGTGCAAGTGCTGATAGGATGTTGGAATCTCGCCAACTAATGTTGTGGGCGCTTGAACCACCATATCCTATGACGATCCAATCGCCGTGGTCATCCTTTTTAAGAGTATCCCATGCTTGATTATACCAATAGTTCTGAACAAAGTAACCAGTACCATAGTCCTGATAGTCGGCTAAAAGCGTCTTGGACGGCACTAAAAAACCATCGACTAAGCCTAACCCTTTGCGGAACTCATTTAGGATACTGCCCTTCTCACCACGTCCTACTTGTGCATTTTTACCCCCACGCCACGTATTAAACGAAGCCATGCCGCTAGGAGGCATCAGGTGATAAGCGTCATCGAATGTAGCGAACACCTTTTTACCTTGTTCGCGCCACTTTTGAATATAGGGATGGAACTCCTGAATAATAAGACGCTCTAACACCACAATCTCTGCGTGTGATAAAGCGTCTTTGGCTTTCGTGTCCAAAGGGTTGATTAAATTCCAGATAGGGAATACTCGGCAATCATACTTGCCTTCTTCCGCTAATCGTTTCGCTGGAATCATCACCCGATGGAAACTGGTATTCAATTCCTCTGGTAAATCTGCAAATCCCCAAACAATCCTCATCCTAACTCCCTGAGTCTAGTTTTAGACTTTCTTTCTTAACCGACCAACTACCCCTAATCCCTTTATCGTCCTGTGCGGAAATGTCTTTTGTTCCTTGTAAGGCGAAACACGTCTGGACTTGTACTTCCTAGCACGAATAATCAAGACTGGAACTTCCCAAGATTCAGCCACGCTCATACCTCGCAATAGCCATGTTTGCATGAGCGACACACGATTCTAAATCCGTTAAAGCCAAACTCAATTCCCTCGATCTAGGGCAATCTTCCATCAACAACCGCGCCATAACCATCGCCATTTCCCTAATTTCCTTGAATCGCGGAATTTGATCTTCTTTTGGTTGACTATAAGTGAAGTCTCGGACTAGCCTTAGTTCATCTTCCTCTGATAATTTATAAAACATCCTATCTCCTTACGTTCCACCTGTGGTTATCGTCCATTTAATCTGAGTACATGGGCAGGTTGCAACAAATGGCGCATTAACCCTGCTACAGACAGGGCATTGCCACCCCATTTGCACAGACTGATTAGCATTACAAGTACACCACGGTTTCTCACCACCAAACCAGTCCCCGATGTAATACAGCGGCTTGTGGCACTTCTCACACAAGTAACTGGTGTTTGCACTATAACTAATCTGTTCCATCCTGAACCTTCTTCTTAACCGGAGTTGCTACTTCGGATTGCTTCTTCTTAACCCGATTCTTCAACTCGCCTAACTTGTCCGGTGAACCTTTCGATTGGACTTGTTCGGTTGTCTGAACACCATCTCCACCCATCACGCCCTGAACGTAGGTCATCGGAGGACTTAGCAAGCCTTCATCGCGGAACTCTTTCTCGTTGCGCTTGTTGGCGAGTTCAGCATCCTGATTCAAACCAGCGACACCCACGTAAGTTCGGTGACTCAATGCGCCTGTTTCGTACATTGGTGAGAACACGTCCTTCAACTGTGAAACCACTTCAACCGTAGTCGGGGTAAACCGAACGGACGACTTCTTCCAAGTGCGGATTCCGGTAGCCGACGAACGCTTGAGGTAACTTTCGACCAACCCCCAAATCCAGCGAGTCATTTGGTTTGCTTGATAACGGCATCGCTCAATAAAAATCTGAACGTCCAAGTCGTTGTTTCCGCCACCACCCTTGCCGACTGAACCAAGAACCCCCGGCATTTCGCCGCTCACCACTGACGTTGTAATACCCATCTTGCGATAGAATTGCTTGGTAAGGTATCCTAGATAGTCCCCACCGAGTAGTTGGTCTAGTCCAGCAGGAACGTGGACTTCTACCGTCAATGGGCTATCACGCCACACCAACATCGAAGTACGCTCACCTGAACTTGCGCCTAACACGGCTTTCAAAGCGCCAATTTCTTCGGGAAGCGGAGGATGTTCAGCGTCGCCCAACTTAATTACCCAGAACTGATAACGATAGCCTTCCGTCACAGCACGAATGGCATCTTCGTACACGATTCGGGAAGTCAGGTCACGGAAACCCTTTGAAAGCATCGGCATAGCGTAACGTTGCCAGTTAAAGTCTCGGTCACGGATAGGTCGTAGATATTCGCCCGTTAAAGGCACACCTTGAGTCGCAATATTGACAGGCGATTCGTTCCAGTGACGAACCAGCGTCTTAAACATCGCGGGGGGCAAGTAGGTTTCGGCAATGTTCTTGTTCCACTCTTTAACCCCATACATTTCAGGGGACAAGGTGTATGACCAGTTATAGCCTACATGAACATGCAACGGCGGAAGTGGAATAACCGATTTAAGTTCCTTACCATCCCATTCTTCCCACGGAAAGGCTTGTCCATAAACGCGCACACTGCGCCACATCTCACCGATTAAATCTTCGATACCGATAGACTGTAGCAAGTCCTCTACATCTGACCTCAATCCCTTATCCGAACAGTCGATAATCGGCTTACGCGCCAACATCTCAATCGGCACATCGACCACTTGTCCGGGGTCGCCTTCCGTAGCCCAAAAGTGTTCGGCTAGACGCATACGAGTCTGCATCTGAAACGGCATGTAATTTGGCATGGGTTTGTCATTAGGGTTCTTGGCAATTCCAATCGCCGCAGACAGCACGTTCGCTAATCCACGCAACGGTTGATTCTCGTCCGTCGCCTTGTTCATATCCCCGAAATTGGACATAGCCACTTCTACCATCTCGAAACTGTTGCTAATCGGGGTAGGGAACGACATTTGCTTCTGAACCATGCCGCCCATGTCAGACGCTTTAATGGTATCGTTTGTAGCCTTAGTGCGGGTCGTGAATTTACCTGTTCGATCCATCCATCGCTGAGACGCATCCGACCACCCGCCTCTGACGTTGGCGACGAACTTGGGTTCATAGGTTTGCTTTTTCGTCACTGTACACCTCAATAATTACTTCGACTACACAACATAATAAGCCACAAACCTTGTTCTGTCAAGTCTAATTTTGGACTTTAGTACCATTGCGTCCAAGCGTAAGACGAATATAATAGAAGCCATAGGGGATTGAGAATCCTAAATCCGATAAGCGGAAGAAGAACGCAACTCGATCCCCACTTCTAAAACTATGAAACGAGAATCCGTTTACCTAATCAAAGCATTGTGTGAAGATCGGGACTGCCATAAACAGGTAGTCGAGTCGAAGGTTAAAGCATCATCCTATGACGAAGCCAAGCAAAAGACGCACTACGCAATGGCAAGTCAGGGATGGACAATACTGAGGTTCATTGATGGACAAGATAATCAGGGTTGGTGACATTTACACTGAACCCGGAAATGATGGAATCTATATCCGAAATACTAGATGTAGACTTGCGTGGTTAAATCCGAAATACGCTAAAACAACTAGAGAAATAGCCGAAACATGGATTTGTGACAACACTATACCGAACACTATGAACGCACTACTTACGGCTAGAGAGGCAATTTCTTTGCATAGAACTGCTATTGAACTAGGAATGAATGAATATGAAGATGTAACCTATTGGATTAGGGACTACATCGTGGAGAAAATCCGTGAAACACAGACCGTTTCCTAAAATTCCAGAGGATGTTATTCTGGAAGTCAACAGGCAGAAACCCTACACGATTTCTCTGGATGGATTGTACGACTTGCACCATTGCATCCTGACCAAGAAACACGTCATGGGGATGCCTGACACGGAACGGGCGAAGATTAACTCGAAGTACAATTTGATGCGACTTCCCAAGAAGGACAATGCGTCTCACGCGAACATTCCGTCTTATACCGAGGCGATTAAGTGGATGAGTACGCTTTACTCGTATGAGGAAGTGCGCGATTGGTATGCTAGTATTGAATGGAAGGGTAAACCGCCTTTCCGATTCCCACAAAAAGGAGAACTATGAAACCGTCAGAACTATTGGAACAACGAGAACAAGAAGTGCGAGAATTGGGCAATGTGCATCCTGCTTACTACCACGATGAATTTGGTACTTTGGTGATTCTCAAAGCGTCTCACACTAAGAATGGTCGTAAGCGCGGAGAACACCTTGCTAGTGGAGAAGCACGTCGAAAGACGGAATTACTCAAAGATGAGAACGGGAACTCTATCGGATGGTTGCTGGACGAGGACGACGAAGTAATGGGCGAAGCCATTGCGCTTGGGCGTGCTTTGAAGATGTACCACAAACTGTACGACAAGACTAGATACACAGGGATGACACTTCAAACATCTGGAGTTTGGGCTACTCCAGACCGATTGACTATTGGCTAAATTGGTGCTAAGATAGATACACCGTCTCAGCGACCCAATAACGGGGACTTCCTTCGGGATCATAAACGCTAGACGGTATCTTTTTACCTATGATTATCTTTCAAGTGGAATTTACAGGCGCGAAAGGCTACAAACGTCAAGGATTGCTTCTCAAGCGAGACGGCAATTTAGTCTGGATTGCTTGGGACGACTCTGAGATGCTGATGAATGAACGGCTTACCCCTTTGGATAGGGTGAACTATTCGGCTAACCTGAACTGGACATACAAGGATAAAGTCGTCATTAAACCTCTAGGTCTAAACCCTATATTCCACAATGAATGGATCGACAAGATGGCTAAAAGTCCAAAATCAGACTTAGTGCAAAAAGAGTGTATTGATGCAATAGAGAGACAGCAGAGTTTTCTGCGGTCGGAACGAGTGAGGTTGGCGCGTGACTGATTTAACTAAAACGGAAGAATATCAGTGGTCGATGTATAAGACATATCGGATGAACGCCATCTGGTTTGCAAGAACTGAACCTGTTTCAATAGCGATGCGAAAACAAATTGACCCATTAACTCATGAACTTTCAGCGAGGATGCTTGTATGTACACCATCAGAACTTCAAAGAAACACCTACAACTGGATTCAAAAGGCAATCAGTCTGTGGGAAAAGAACAAGTCGCTACCTCTATTTGCCCGAAATGCAACTGTGCCACACACCAAGAGTGGATTGGCGACAGAGAATACTACCGATGCTACCAGTGCGACTCCCTATGGAGTTCCTAACTGCTATTGCCCTGAATGTATGCTTGAAACCATTCGACAATACCAGAATCCTGCACTTAAACTAGAATTGAATACATTCACAAAGGAATCAGAATGACTACCGTATCAGAAGACAAACAACTAGCCGATGCAATTTACGACCAAATGGACATAGCCACAATCCAAGAAACCGTCTCGGACGCTGTTAAGAACGCTATAGATAAAAGTCTAAAACAAGACTACGGATGGTTGGTTAACTGGATTGGCAAGAACATGAGTCCAGAGGACGTGTTTGACGAGAAAGTTCTAGCAGATTGGGCTATCCGCAACGGCTACGAGAAGGACTAATGGACGAAGCCCAAATCAAGATGGTTAGAAGTCTAATTTTAGACGGTAAACAAGTCGTCATCGAATCTCAAGATGGCGACATTCCCGTTGATTTACCCTATATCAAATACTACGAGGACAAGGATGAAGTTCGCGTTTCTGATGACCGGATGCGAAAGGACGTTTGAGCATTGCTTTCCGTCCATTCAAAAGTGGGTGCTAGAACCCTACAAGCCTGATATGTTCATCTGCATGGACACCACAAAGGAAAGCCGATTCCGTGAATTGTACAATCCGGTAGCAATGCACGTAGTTAGTCCAGAAGAACGGCAACAGGCAATAGGCGATGCCCCAAATAGGTTTTTACAGTACAAAGCCACAGAAGCCGTGATTTCTCACAACGTAGCGGCACTTTACCAGCACAAGACGGTTTGGGAGTTGTTTAAGCGGCATGGTCAGCACTATGATGTAGTGTTTATCGGGCGACCGGACACGGAAATCTACCACCTAAATCACGATTTCAATGCGCCGATCAAGCCTGATACGTACTACGAACCCTACAAGGACGCTCTCGGCACAGTCCAATCCAACTTTATCTACTACGGGGGGTGGGGTGGACAACTCGCCTTTGGAACAGAACGTGTAGCGGAAGTATTCTGTAGCACCTATTACAATATGGAACATCTCTACACCGAGTACAAGGATTGGCACACCGAACGAATGTGGCGACACCAATTCCAAGAACACAACATCGGAGTAGCGACGTTCGACATTGACTTCAAGATTATCCGCACTTGGCTAGTACCTGACTAGCGTACTATTCAAATCCGACCACTAGACGTGTATAATTCCTTTAATAACGAAACTGCTTATTAAAGGATTTTTGACATGAAGAAGATTAAAGTGTTGTGCCACTATGGTTGTGGTACGGAAGTCGAAACAATCCCTCAGCACAAGGATGATGCCGTGTGCGAACCCTGTAGCAAGGCGCACCACCAGCAGATGTCCAACGAAGCACGCCGAATACGAAATCTCAAGAACAAGCCTGTTAAAGAATTGAACGTCGAAGATTATGCGTATTGGGGAAACTAAGGAGACTATGACTGAATTAGATGTGGTAAAGAAAATGCAAAAGAAGTACGGTGATAACGCTGTTGTTCGCATGGATAGCGTTAAATCGGAGAAAATCGAAGCCATCCCGACAGGTTCGCTTCTATTGGATTATGCGATTGGCGTGGGTGGTATTCCTCGCGGCAGGATCACAGAGATATACGGATGGGATGGTTCGGCAAAGACGACCGTGTGCCTACAAACCGCCGCTAATGCTCAACGAATGGGAATGAACGTTGCCTACATTGACGTAGAGAACGCTTTGGACATCTTCTATGCACGGGCTTTAGGCGTGGACATTGAAGGCGTGAACCCAATGTACATCTCTCAGCCGGATAGCGCAGAGGAGGCGTTGGATATTGTCGAAAACTACATCCGGTCTGGTGATTTCGGTTTGGTTATTGTGGACTCGATTGCGGCATTAGTTCCTCGCGCTGAGAATGAAGGGGAAATGGGGGCGCAATTCATGGGTCTGCAAGCACGTCTAATGTCTCAGGCCATGCGTAAATTGCAAGGGCATGTTCGTGAGACAAACACAACCCTGATCTTTACCAACCAACTCAGGATGAAGATTGGCCCATCAGCGGCTTACGGGAACCCGGAAACAAGGCCCGGAGGAAATGCTGTTCGGTTTGCGGCCTCGGTACGGATCAAACTCTCACGCACTAACATCAAAAAGGGTGACGAAATCATTGGTTCTACTATCAAGGTTCTAGTCGAAAAGAACAAGGTGTCAGTTCCTTTCCGTGTCTGTGAGATGGAGATCATCTTCAACGAAGGCATCAACAAAATGGCGGAACTGGTGGACTTGGGTGTGCAGTTTGGGTTCATTACCAAGCGTGGCGCGTTCTACTCGATTGACGAAACACGGCTAGGACAGGGTAAGGATGCCGCTAAGACGTTCCTGAAAGAGAACAAGGACGTAGCCGAAAAACTGGAAGCGCAAATCCGCAACCATATGTCTAAGACGCAGACAGGTCTAGTTTTAGACTCTGGTGATGACGAGATTGAAGTGGATGAGGAAACGGGGGAAATCCTATGAAAGTCCAACAACTAATTGAGGAATTGTCCCTGCTAGACCCAGAATCGGAAGTCGTTCTGTTCCGGCGAAGTTCCGAGAATGGGTTTAGCCCACTGTATTCGTTGGGACGTGATTACGTGTACGTTCCTGATAGCACCTACAGCGGAGAAGCCTACAACACTCGATGGTCAGCCGACGATGCTTGCAAGGACGAATCCGAGTGGGAGTCCATCAAAAACCAGCGAAAATGCGTCGTGTTGTTTCCAGTCAACTAGCATGAAAAGTAAACCCAACCCAACAGAATACGTCCTCATCGAAACCCAATTCGAGATGACACCCAACCCTGACGAGTTCGGAGTAACACGGTCTTTGGTTCGGTTGAAGTCCTTACTGGATTCTTTGGGGTTCACATCGAGTACAACGCATGATGCGTATTTTTTGGCTAGGTACTTGCTGATAGGAGATTTTTAATAATGTACACGCACGATAAAAAGACCAAGTTGAACGGCGCTGAAAAAGCGGCCTTGCAAGACGCTTACGATACATGCCTAGAAAGAATGAACGGATATTCCAACAGGGAAGCCACTCACGGCGAACTTATGTCTCTGTTGAATCGATGGGGTTACAGCACACAAAATGTCGAAGAATGTATTTCTCTCGCAGAAAGGTTGCTTTGGTATGCCTAAATATATGTCTCTTTCACGCCCTGTAAATCTGCTAGACACCCTTGTAAACGAGAAGGATGAAAAGGTCTATGCCGTTGACGTGATGAAGAAAGCGTCTCACCAACACCAATTAGTAACTGCCTTGCGAGAAGTACCAGAGACGTTCTGGAACGACCGTGTTGAGGACTTTAAGGGCGAAAGTGCGCCATTGCTAGAAAAACCCAATCTGCCTTTGCCTGACTGGATGAAGGTGGGTTCGCTAATTAAGGTGTTTAACTGGACAGGTGTCGTCAAGTCCATCTACACGTCCCAAGAAACAGGCGCACAAGCCGTTTTGGTGTACTTTGTGAAGAATATCTTCAAAGGCCAAACACCTGAACTGATGCTTGCTGAGGCGTTTCAGACAGCGGTACGCGCTACACCCGACGACCTTCAAAAAGAGTATCACGACTATGAGACGACTGTACGAGAACTGTTTTGGGAGATGATGGGCGATGTATAACCACGAGTCTAAAACTAGACTTTCCCAAGACGACTACTACGAACTCCAAGCGCAGTACGACCTAACTCTACCGCCTTCCGAGTCGTTTTCGCCCACAGGACAACACCTTAAACTGGTATCGCTACTGAACAGTCTAGGCTACTCGGTCAGTGACAAGCAACAGGCGTATGACTTGGCAGGGAAATTGCTGGAACAGGGCTACGAACCGGAAGCGTCACAATTTCGGTATGACTAAACGCTTGACAGACGAAGCCGACAGTGGTAAAATCTTTTTTGGAAAAGGTGAAAGATTGCTGGTAGGGCTTAGTCGATTAAAATATTCTATAAGTCGCCAATTGGCTTATCTCCCGCCTGTCTTTCACCAGACTACCCTGCGGGAGATTTTTTTTATGTCTAAAATCCAAAAAGCAGTAAGCCGATACCTTTCCAGAAATTTCAGCAAGTACACTATAAGGGAAAATACTAGACCAGAATGGATGCTTGATGACACTGGACAAAGATTGGAATTAGACTTCTTTATAGAAGAACTGAATTTAGCCATAGAAGTTCAGGGTAAACAACACTATCAATACGTAGAGTATTTTCATGGTTCTGAAAGCGGGTTCGCAGATCAGCAAAATAGAGACTGGAAAAAGTATCAAGCGTGCCTAAATCGCGGAATAACATTCGTGGAAATTGCGTCCGAATCCGATATACAGGGGCTTGAGAAATTTATACCGAAAGAAAAACCTAGAAACTTCTCTATTAAACCACCAAAGAAAAAGAATTACTCTCCATATATCGGATTAAGCAGAGATTACGCGATAAAATCAATAAAGATGAGATTAAAAGAAATAGAGAGATTGAAGGCAGATCGTATGCCGCAAGAATCAATCCAACACACACGAGACGCTATAAAAGACTTGATGTCTCGATATATTATAACGTGGGACGATGTGAAGTAAATTAACAGTTAGAATGGCGGTTTTCTTTTGTGTAATATCAAAGTCCATCCAAACACAGCGGCTAAAGCAATGTTGACGGGGCATGAAAATGCTTACGCTCTGTATTCTTTGGCTAAGTCGTTTAGCCCAAACTGGACTTGGAAGGTGAATGTTGTTGAACCGCTCAGAATTGAGGGTTGGTCTGAAAGCAAGATTTACCGTGCGAGAAAAGACGCTGAATCACTAGGCTGGATTAAGCCTGACAAAGAAGATGATCGTTGGTTCTTGATGAGTTACGAGAAAGTCGCCCTATCGTTGGATGTTCAGCGCGTAGGGCGTTTTGCTACCTTCATCTCTCAGGACTCGTACAAGTCTAATTCTGGACTTAAACAAGCGTTTCTGCGGTCGTACTTGATGGACAAAACTGATCAACACCTGTCTAGGGCGTTTGTGTCAGCGGAAACAGGTATTGCCCCACGCACTTTGACTAAGTGGCTCAATCACAAGAAAGACATCTGGATTGAACGTGGGTATGTGCATTTCTACACAGGTAAAGGTGAAGTAACTCGTACCATGCTGGAAGGCGCAAAAGAGAATCATCCCGGCGCGTTTCTAGCCAAAGGCCAAATCTACTACCAAACCCCGAATCGGTATCATGTGACCAAGAACAGTGATGTGATTGCTTCCGGTTCGTATGGCGCAAGCAAATTGAATCGTCGGTTGAAGAAACAGTTAGTAAAAGGTGACAGTAAAACTTCAACCCCCAAATTAGCGCGGCGTTATCACGAAACAGAACAGTCCTTCCAATCTACAGTCAAGTCCGTTAATCGGGGTAAGAAGCAAGATGCGGGTGTCTATCTAGTGAAAGTAAAGCAAGTTACTCGGTTTGATTACCCTGTAGCCGTGTTTTACGAGGAAGCATTTAATCCTTTGGCGATGTAGTTTTTTTATCTAGTGGATGATTTCATGACGTGCCATGTTATAAAAGGCAGTTGACGGCAGAACAGAACCGCTACAAGCAACCAGAACGACTATGGAACACAGACTAAATACACATAAAAGTCGCGCAAACACAAAATCAAACTCGCGGGCGGATATGGATACAGACTGTTCTGATAAGGTTTTCAGGTGCAACGACTACAGAGCGTGTAAAGTGTGTAGGAACTCGTTCGCAAAGAACATCCTAGACCAACTTAACGGGTATGAATCTTTATACGTGTACGAGACTATATCGAATGACCATTGGGAACGTGTCAGAAAGTGGCTGATACGGAACAACAGAGGGCAAGATGTGTACTGGCGCGTCCCTATAGATGGTGATTGTTTCGTTGTTATTAGTTCTTTGGTCTGGAAAAGGTATAAAGCATCCAAACTGCCATCCGGTGATGAGTTATCAGACTTTATTGACAGTCTACTCAGAAATCGTCAGGATGGTATGAACATCAGCCGAAACAGTAAAGCGGCATTAGCACACCCGACCAATCCGAACCACTTCATCAATTATAGCGCATTTCCGCCGAAGGATGTATTTAAGGCGGGCGAGGATTTGCAGAAAGAATTCTGGAGAGTCAACACCCAAAATATGCGTGCTAAGGTTCTAGGATTAGTCAGTGATCTAACCCTAGATGAGTGGGTCGATATACTAAAGCATTTTGACAACAAGTGTGTGTATTGTGGTGGTGATTTTGACGAGATGGATCATATCGTTGCAATTTCTGATGGTGGTGGAACTACTCGTTATAATGTTGTCCCATCCTGTAAAAGGTGTAATCGAGAGAAAAATCACGTTAATAGGCGGAAGTACAAAAGGCATCAGGTCTAAAATCAGACTTAACTCGTAGTCCTTGATCTAATCAGAATCAGGGGCTAGTAAGACATGACTGTTGTCCTATTGTCGGACTTTATTAGGTGTAGTACACTTTAGGTAGGACAAAACAATGCTAACCATTAACATTCACAATGACGGTTCGGGGACAGAAGATTCAGCCCATTACGACTTTTTGGTTTTAGTCAATGATAAAGAGATAGACCGTGGGCGCGTAACAGGACACAATCGGTCCGATGATTGGAGGACGTTGGTAATGCGTCTTTTAAGGCAGAACATGGGCTATTACGAGTATTTATTGCTGACTTCGCAATTTTCAGACCCGATGATTACTTGGAACAAGGAGTGACTATGTATAAATTATACAATGGCGACTGTTTAGAGATTATGCCCACTTTGGAAGCGGGAAGTATTGATGCAATTATAACTGATCTTCCTTATGGAACTACTGCCTGTAAATGGGATGTGATTATTCCATTTTCTGAAATGTGGAACGAAGTGAAAAGAGTTTTGAAACCTAATGGTGTTTTTTGTACTACGTCAAGAGAACCATTTACCAGTCTTCTGATCGTCTCTAATCTGGAATGGTTCAAATATGATTGGTCGTGGATAAAATCGCTTTCTGCTGGATTTATGCACTCAAAAAACATGCCGTTACCAAGTCACGAAAACATTCCCGTTTTTAGCCCTGCCCCAATAGGTCACAAATCCTTACTTGGCTATAGACGTATGCAATATAATCCTCAAGGTGTAATGCCTTCACGGAGAAGTGCTACAATGCCAAATAAAGACGGTGATAGTGACCACAAATTATTTAGAAAATCAGTCAAGCCGATTACTCCACATGGGGAAAATTACCCTAAGTCGTGGATTGATATTTCAAACGCAAGTAATTTGGAGCGGGGGTTACATTCTACCCAAAAGCCTATCGCGCTTTACGAGTACCTAATCCGCACCTACACCAACGAAGGCGAAACCGTTCTCGATATTACAATGGGTAGCGGCACTACGATAGTCGCCGCTGAACTAACAGGGCGAAACTCAATCGGTATCGAAAAAGACCCTGACATTTTCAAGACTGCCCAAGACCGGATTATGAATATGTATAATGCGCCCAAGAAGGTGAAGAAGCCGAAATCTGACAATGGTTTGCAGATAGAACTCGTCTAAGTGGATAAAAACACCTGATACCGTTCGCCATTACCGAGGTTTCTATCCAGTCTAAAAATAAGACTAGCGTACTATTGTCTAAGGGTGGGTGGAATGATAAGATGATGGCACAACACTTTAAGGAGTTAGGTCATGTCAGATCAATGGGTTTTACATCATGGATGCCACAAAGGGACGTTGACGAGTCGAGATTCAGGTGGCGCTGAGTATTTCGGAACACGAGAACAAGCCGTTGAAGCATATCAAAAACACCGCAAGTTTTATCGCAGTATTGGCTATCAGATTTGGTTTGCTACCGTAACATCACCTGATGGCGTAAAAGAGACACTTGAACAAAATCCATACTGGTAAACTGAGGAGAATATCATGCGAATCGAAGTTGAAGTCCGAACCTACAACGACGATAACCATTACTCGCGCATTACTAGCCGTGAATTGGGTATGGATGTATCGGACGTGCAAGCGCAGAACGTCAAACTGGCGGGTGTGATTGAACCGCTGGTGCAGTCGTGTGTAGCGGAACACATCGAACTCAGCAATAAAGACGAGTAATTCTAGTGTAACCGTGACAAAATTCGTTAGCGCGGTTGAATCCCGCCGATGTAAGTAACGTGCATCTTGACGGTACACCGGAGAGTCCATCTGAAAAGGTGGACTTTTTGTTTAAGTACCATCGTCCTATTGCTAGACTTTCCTTTTCGAGTATAATCAAAGCATCTCCTAAAAAGGTAGGAACTAGCGATGAAGTGTGTGAAGTGTGGTCGTACAATGGTGGTTCGGACGGGCAAGAACGGCAAGTTCTATGGTTGCCCCGGATTTCCTCAATGCAAGAGTACCGCCCCGTACAAGGAAGTGCGTACTCCCCAAGTAAGAGTTCAGCGCGATTGGTCAGAACTTCAACTCAACGTCTTTGATGCGGTTGGTCGTTCGGAAGACAATTTGATTATCGAGGCAGTTGCGGGCGGAGCAAAAACTACGGTCGGAATTGAATCTCTCTATTATGCAACTCGGTATCAGAGAATCGCGTATGTAGCCTTTAATCGTAGTATCGCTCAAGACTTCAAATCGAAAGTTCCAGAAGGTGTTCATGCCAGTACCTACCACGCACTAGGCTTGAAGTCTATCATGCAAGCCCGTGGTAATGAGGTTAAGGTTGAAGAAACCAAGAACTTCAAACTGTTCGCCAAGTTCACGGATAGTCTAGCCGATACTTTCAAGTCTACCGCTACCGACTACCGCAGTGAGATTCTACGATTGGTGGGTTTGGCTAAGAACGTCATGCTAGACGTGACGGGTACAGAGTCCTTCCGAAACTTGGCTGACGAGTACGGGATCGACATTGGAGACGATTCCGAGTCTGGTTTGGTGCTGGACATTACCCATAAGGTCTACAAGGCGAGTGTCGAGGACAACTACACGATTGACTTTGACGACATGATTTACTGGTGTGCGACAGGCCGAGTTGAACCACTGGCGTTTGATTTCGTGGTTACGGACGAGTGCTTGCCGTACAAGACCCCGATTCTGTTGTCAGATGGAACATCCATGACGATTGGCGAGATGGTTGATAGCCGATTTGATGGTGAGGTTCTGACCTACAACGAGTTTACAGGTGTTCAGGAATCCAAGAAAGTCATCGGTTGGCACAAAATTGCGAATCAAAAGCAACTGTACAAAGTCAAGGTTAAGTGGTCTAAGAAAGTAGGGACTAATTTCAGCACGAACTTTGTAGTTTGCACGGAAGATCACAAGATTTACACTTCTCGCGGTTGGGTTCGCGCCGATAATCTGATGATTGGGGATGTTGTTCAGGTTGAAACTTCGGCCAAGAAGTCTCAGGCATACAAGATTACATCTACTGGTAGAGACTCGCTTGCTATGGTGATGTCGGGTAAGAACGCTTCTGGACTGATGAAATCCAATCACAAAAATGGATCAATTGTTCAGCGTGGCGGAAATGGTCGTGGGTTTACTGTACCGCAATCAATGTTGCTAGAAGAATTGGGCGATGGGTGGGTGGGTGAATTTGCGATTAAAACAAGTGGATGGTATCGTGGATGCCAATATCCACCCTGCTACAAGGTTGACATCGCTAATCCAGACAAAATGGTTGCAGTAGAAGTTGACGGTCACTCGCATAATCGCCCTGAAATTAAGTCTAAGGACGATAAGAAGCGTTCCTTACTGGAAAGTCTCGGATGGACTGTTATTCACGTCAAGAACGTTGATGCTGTTCAAAAGACAAAAGAAGTAGCGAAATCCATTTTGGATGTGTTTGATTGCCCGATTGACGCAATCGTAACCGAAATTGAACCTGTTAATATTCCTGACTTTTTCGTGTACGACATTACGGTTGAAGATAATCACAATTTCTACGCTAATGGGATTCTTGTCCACAACTGTCAAGACATGAATGGCGCACGAATCGCAATGCTTCTGCGTATGTTACGAAATGGTGGACGTTCGATGGTCGTGGGCGACCGAAAACAAGCGATCTACCAGTGGGCAGGATCGTCAGAAGGCGCAATGGACATCATCAAACACGCTACCAATGCGCGAGAACTTCCATTGAGTATCACCTATCGTTGCCCTGCATCTCACGTCAAACTGGCACAGGAACTTGTTCCGCAGATTCAAGCCCGTCCTAATGCGCCGGAAGGGATTATCGGTTACTTGAAGCCGTGGCAACTGACGAACTTCTTGCGAGACGGTGATATGGTGATGTGCCGAACCAATGCCCCGCTGGTACGTCCTGCCTTTGAGATGTTGGCGCAAGGCAAGAAAGCCATCATCGTTGGGCGAGATATTGGGTCGAACATGGTTAATCTGATTGATCGGATTGCTAAGAAGAATAGCATTTCTGACACCAATTCAATGCTGGACGAGTTGACCAAGTACATCGACATGCAGGTTTATCGTCTGGAAAAGACAGGCAAGTTGGGTAAGGCGGCGATGTTGCGCGATCAACTCGAAACGATTGAGGCGATTGCTGATGGTTGCCCGACTGTGGATTCCGTGAACCGTAAGATTACAGACATTTTCAGCGACGACAAAGCGGGAGTTCGATTCAGTAGTTGCCATAGAAGTAAGGGGTTGGAAGCCGAACGGACTTTCATCTTACGTCCTGAATTGATGCCGCATCCAATGGCGCAAGGTCAACAGGCTATGGAATCGGAAAAAAACGTTCAATATGTCTGCTATACGAGATCGAAGTCGGAAATGTACTTTGTAGTGTAAGGAGAACAATGCCTGTCTGTGAGTTGTTACCTTTATCTCAGCAAGAATACTGGGAACTAGAATACCAGATGGAACAAACGCCTGATCCAGACACTATTTACACGTCTACTGGAAGGCATGATGAATTAGCAGAATTGCTAAGAAAGTATGGTTATGCGCCTTGCGGTAGGTATGAGGCATTTGAGTTCGGTGTAAAACTACTAGAACTAGGAGTGAAAGATGAAGTTAAGACCGTTGACGAGAGATCAGTTGACACTTCTGGAAGAAATGATGTTTTCAGACAATGCAGTGAACCCATACGAACAGTTCTCGAATTCGGGATTCCATTACGAACTTCAAGCACTATTACACCAGTTCGGGTATCGGAACGTGACGAGGTGCGACGCATGGGATTCAGCGAACAAACTATTAAATATGATGCCGAGGGATTAAAAATGGACATTCCAGAATTTCTAAAAGTGGGCAATCCTATTTGGTGTGGTTTTGCAGGATGGATTGAGGACATTGCTATCGGGACAGATACCATCATGGTTAAGGTTGAATCTCCCAAGCGGAAACTATTCAACCGAAACGATGAGTGGTTGCCTTACCGAGAAGGCTTGATGCGACCTTTGACGGCAGAAGATTGGGAACTGGACTTAGACGTGATGACGCGCCACTTGGAAAGGATTGTGCGAGAGTACGAATTAGCGAGAATCAAGATGCAAAGTCTAATTTCAGACTAGGACAAGATTCCTATTGTCCATCTCTTAGACTAGGACTAGAATAAGACCATGAACAAAACAAAGGTGTTTGGTTACTTAATCGGAGTGGCTTGTGTCTGTTGGGCGATGTATAATCAGTATCGGGGAGACATCGTATTTGCGGTAATCTTCTTCGGACTCGGATGCCTTACAGTGGAATTGGCGGATAGACTATGAAAGCACTCATCTACGTCTTGATTGCGATTTGCTTGCTAGGGGCTGTGGTAACAGGCATTAACTGGAACTTCATGCGGATGTGGGGCTTTCTGGTGTTCGCGGGAGTGATGATTTTTGGGGCTAAACGAGTATGTTAAATTGGATTCGTCGGATTCTCATTAAACTCAGCATTCAGTCTCGCACTAAGCAAGAGTTGATGCCATCCTTGCCTGTTCAGTTCGATTGCAAGAACTACCGTGAATTGGTTGACTTACTCAAGCAGATTGCTAGTGAATCGGTTCTTCCTGCCATGACGAACACGGAGGCAGAAACAGTCAGGAACACACTGGTTAATCTTATCGAGGGAACTTACACTTGGTATGAAGTCGAACTGGATAACGCTCAGGATGCTTTCGTAAACTCACAAGGCGCACTAGAACGCGCTAATTTAGACTTCGGAGATGGCGAATAAATGTCCCGTCAAGACTACAAGAGTGTTGTAGCAATGGTCAATCGGATTAAGCAGAAGTATTTGGACATCCCCATTGAGTTGAAGCGTGATTTGGACGAAGTTCTGGAACACGCACGAAATGGCGAAAAGACTTACGGTGAACTACTGGACAAGATTAACGAGTATGAAGCACAATACGGCCATGCCATTTCAAAGCAATACGAACAGGTAAGGCGAGACAGAAACCGATGACCATTTACGCTTATTCAGACGGTGGAGTTCGTGGTCGCAATACCCGAAACGTAGAGACGTGGGGTAGTTTTAAGGTCGGTAGTAACCCTATTGAGGAACGTGAGTTCGGGATTGGTAGCAATCAAACCGCAGAAGTCAACACTTTGGTAGCGTGTCTAACGTATATTTGGGCTAAGGGAATTGACGATGTGGTAGTCTACATCGACAGTCAGTGGACATTTAACACCGTATCAGGGCTTTGGAAGGTGAAAGATGCACGATTAAAACCGCTAGTCAAACGTGCTACCGAGTTGATGGTTGCGACAGGCGTGGAATTGGAATGGCGACCACGCGAAGAAATCGTAGCGGTATTAGGACACTAGGAGGAAATATGCCGTTTCATGCGTTTTTGGAATGTCCAAAGTGCGGTGGTGGATTCACGATTTTCGAGAAACATGGTGAAGTCTGCACGGAAGATGGGACTCCGATTGAGAACTTCCTAAACGTGAGTTCCGACGAGTTTGAGGATGACGATGAGGACTGACAAAGAGTTGGCTATTTTAGCCGAAAAGAACCCTGAAATTGCAGACATCATAGATGAGTTGTTGCAATTTCGGTACGCCGCAGACCCAAAGACGATACAATGCGATTTGTGTTTCCAACCTGCAATTGTTGAAGGGTGGATCAGGCACGATAACACAGTCACAAGAACATCAGTGTGCCGTATTCACTGTAATAACCTAGTCGGATTTGAAGGAAAGACTAACGAAGAAATAAACAAGTATCTTGAGGAACAGAATGACTACACTTTTTGAGTGGTTAGAGGACTTTGTAAAACAAATTGAGAATCCTGAAATCCCCAAGACCGACAATGACTATGACGCTGGACACGCGCAGGGATGTTTCCATACACAAATGATGATTGCTCTAAAATTGCGCTATGCGCTAGAACAGGAAAAGAAAAATGCCGCGTAAAAAGAAGAACCCTGAAACGTATGAAGATTACTTTCCGGTGATGTTAGAGTGGCGGAAGTTATGCTGTGACTATGAGGTGTTCAAGAAGCAGAAGTACGAACCGTACCGTGAAGGGTTCGCTCAGATGCGTAAGACGGTGTTCTCGATTCCCAAGCGCACTCCGCAACGGAAACAGGCGATGGAATACTACCAGAAGCACGCTTTACCCGCTTATCAGGATATGCGCCAAAAGATGAAGGATTGGGAAGCGAAATTGGATGCGTACAGGCCGATTTACAAGGCGATTCCCCAACCGTTTCGGCAGAAGTATTGGGAATTGTACAAACGGACGGTTGCTGATGTATAGCGACTACGTAAAGGGGTTAGCGCGAGAGTAAATTGACATTGTTTACTCAATGGACTTACGGATGTGGACAACAGATGAGTATTCAGAATTAGCAGACCGTCGGTCGGTTATTCATGAACAACTCTTGCAGGAACTAGGCGAGACGCGACAAACCGTTCCTGATATGCGGATGAAGGCGATGTGTATTCTGCGAGAAGTCTAATTCTGGACTTTGGTACTATTGTCTAAAACGAAACGAGCAGGTATGATAGCAATATCACTTTAAGGAGATTTGAAGATGGCAACTAAAAAGGCAACAAAGAAGGCAGTGAAGTTCCCCGATACGGTTTATTTGACGCGTGATGTGTGGTGTGACGCGGAAATCTACAATGCCAGTAAGAACATTAACGAGTGTGCGTCTGACACTACGGTTCGCGTCGGCGTGTATCAGTTGGTCGGATACAAGGACGTGACGAAGGTCACTGAAATCAAAGTGGAGGACGTGAATGGCTAAGGTAACGGTTACTATCAACGGTACGCTTGCGAAGGATGGCAAGATGAAGTTCACCCCATCGGGTGTTCCGGTGATGGAGTTCTCGATTCCTGTGCAGGTTTCGTGGGGCGATGATCCTAAGACGGATTGGTGGAAAGTGGCTGTGTTCGGCAAGATGCTGGAAGATAAGCCTAAGTACGCCGAGATGTTCCGCAAGGGCGCTCATGTCATCATCCGTGACGCAAAGCCTTCTATCCAGATTTGGGAGAAAGACGGCAAGCCGCAACTGTCGATGGGCGTTTCGTGCAACACGCAGGACGTGGACTTCGGCTACATCCCAAAGAAAGAATCATCGGGTAGTGACGACGAGGATATGTAATGCCTAGAAAGACTAAGACTTCCACTCGCTACGCAGTATTAGCCCTAGATCAGTCATCGCATACGTGCGGGTGGTCGTCTTGGTTGGATGGTCAACTAGAAGGGTGGGGAGAGTACGAAATCATGGACTACCCCACCCTAGACAACTTCCGTGGTTGGATTCGGGAGTTCCTAGAGCAATTTGAGGCTGAGGGTTATCTTCCGGTTGTGGTTGCAGAAACTATTTATTTGGGACTTAACCCTCAGACCTTCAAGGTTCTCGCTTGGATGCAAGGGAACTTGAATGCCGCAGTACGAGACGTTGGTCGTGAGTTAGTCTTTATTAGCCCTAATGAGGCTTTGAAGACGCTGACTGGAAAATCGAAACTCAAGCGGGTTGACCGTAAGAAAGCGATGATTGAAGCCGCATCTAAGATAGCTGGTAAAAGTGTATCAAACGACGAGGCCGATGCTATTGGGTTAGGGTACGCTTATCTGAATAAGGGAACTGAGAAGTGAAACTCTACGTCACAAAATATAGCGATGGTTCGGTATCACTGGAATGGATAAGTCAATTAGTCCGGTTCGGAATATCCCTAGAACAGAATCCATCTGAATCATCGTGGTACTACGTTTCTAAGGATATTCTTTCAGACAGCGGACTGATTACTGAATCAGAACTAGATTGTTTGAGGGAATATTTCGCTAAATTTCCCACGGCAACTTGATACCACCGTCTTCACGGTCTTTCTGAGACAAAGCGCCAATCCACCCTAATTGCTTTAACATCCCCGAATAATCCACGCCGACAGGTTGACCGAATCGTTCAACTTCAACAATCGAGTCAATCAAGGCGCGTACCGCATCCAAGTTCTGATCCATGTTGACTTTGCCCTGTTTCGGAACATCGTAAATGGTTTGGCCTGATGCGGTCTTGCGCTCTACGGTTGAAACAAAATCATTTTCCAAGTCGGGGTCAAACCCCAATTCCAGTTGCACCCCATCGGCTTTCAGGATACTGTTCAACATGAATCGCCTCAGTTGTTCAGTTAGCCAATACTTGCGTCCCATCCTGACGATTTTGCCTTCCTTGCGGCGATTGGCAATATCATAGGATTCTTTCGTTTCAGGCGTAACCAATGTTCCCGTGTCGGAGTCAATCTCTACCGCACCACCTTGATTGGTTAGTTTCATGCGTCCATCGAACATATACTTGTTTGTTTCGCTTAAACAGGTTTGATAAGCGCCGTTGTTGTCCACGGAAATCATCGAGTGCTTGTACCCCAAAACCACTGAAACTAAATGCTTGAGGACTTCCACTTGCTTAGGAAGCGTCACTTGGTACAGGCTAACTCGTGCGTAGGTTCGCCACGGCTGATTCTCTGCCATTTGATAGGCTAGAACGAACGTGGACGGATCAGGTGAATAACCCCAGTCCCAACCCACAGCGGCACGATAACACCTTACTTGCGGGATGTTGTTTAGAGTTTTAGCCAATGTGCCTGTTTGCAAAGCCCGATCAATATCTGCCCCTGAACATCGCGCCATGAAGTAGGGAATACCGTCCGTCCAAGAAATTGAACCGGGAGGAAAGGACGATTGTGCTTCATCGCCCCACTCACCCAAAACCTGCGTGATGAAGTCAGGACTATTCTTGCCGCCGAATGACTTGATGATTTGGTTGCGATACTTCCTAGACTGAACGAACAAAGGATTGCTGTTCAGCATCGAGAACTTATGATGCGACCAATCGTTACCGATCTTGGTTTGGTCTAACTCGTAAAAGGGCGTGGTTCGGACACCGTTAGGCACACCCGCGTAAAACCACTTAGTTTCAGGCATAGCCCCCGCCATACGAGAACGGTGGTTGATGTGCGATTGAAAGGCCGCTTCATCCCCGTAGATTTTAACAGGGTGGATACCTGTCATATTCACATCCGTCCCGCTCGACCCTTCCAGCCTTCCATGCACAGTTAGGCGCGTCTTGGTCAACAGTCTAGGCTTATCCCCACGATTGGACTCTTGAATCAGACATTTCATAAACGGTTCTCGTCCGATATTAGATAGCAACCGATTGATGAGCGGGTCTAACTGTGCCTGAGTAGGGGTGGTGATGAGGATTTCTTGGTCTTTCTTGTCGCCTCTTGGGAGATAAGTGGCAATATCTCGCATGACTCGCCCAATCAAAGAGATAGTCTTAGCCACGTTACGAGACGTACACGCCAATATCCTGTCCGAACTATCCAGAATCATCAACTTCTGTGGGGCAGTGGGTTCAATAGATAAGTCACTCTTTTGGAAGAATAAACTAAATAGGAGTTGGTCATTTAAGATAACCCCCAATGCCGCTTCTGCCCTGTTGTCGCCAAAATCTTTCCTAGATTTCATCCTGTCGTCCTCTTGTCATAATTAAGATTAGTATAGCGCAAAATGGGGTAAGAGTAAAGTACCATTGCCGAAACCGCCCGTATCGGTTATTCTAAGCGCACAGGAGAAAAACATGAAGAACATCTATAAGTATCCGCTAGAAGTGACAGATGACCAATTTGTAATGATTCCATCAGGATTTAAGATTTTAACCGTTCAAGCCCAAAATGAAGTTCCGTGTATTTGGGCGGAAGTAGATAAATCGTCTAAACTGGAAAGCGTACACGTTGTTATTGTTGGGACTGGACAAGAAACCAGAGAAGATGACGAGATGAATTACATCGGTTCGTTTCAGTTGTATTCTGGATCGTTCGTTGGGCATTGTTTCATATCAAAATAGGAGAATCATGAAAGCAACCTTTAATCGCAAGCAAGTGTTGGAGAAGTTGTCGGTCGTCCAGAAGGCGATCAATAGTCGTGCCGTACTGCCCATTTTATCGGGGGTAAAGTGGGAATTTACAGACAAGGGAATCCGGTTGAGTGCTACGGATTTGTCGGTGTGGCTATCTGCGTTCGTTGAAGCAGAAGTCAAAGAGACAGGCGAGATTGTTCTGCCTAAGACGGTCATTGAGTGGTTGTCGAAGGACAACTCGGAACACATCGAACTGTCCGGTGACGAGAAGCGTGTGTCGATGACCCGCGTAGGCAAGAAGGGCGAAGGTAGTAAGTTCGCTGGTATGGATGCCGACGAGTTCCCGTTGATGGGCAACGACTTCGATCAAACCTACGAGATGGATGCTGAGGAATTGTCGGAGTTGGGTGTTCGGGCTACGTATGCGGCATCACCGGATGACAACAACGTGGTTGCTTCGGCACTTCGTTTGTTGGGTGGGAATGGTAAGTTGGTGGTTTACGCTTTCAATGGGTTCAAAGGTATGTCCAAGTACGAGTCACCGTTCGGCGGGAATTTCGACTTGATGGTTCGTGCTAAGGACTTCAAGGAAATTGCCAACCTATTTGATGGCGCTGTGTCTGTAGAAGTCGGTCAGTCTAAAATTAGACTTTCAGACGAGAGCACCACGGCTGTCATCAATACCATTGAAGCCAAGTTTCCTGATTGGGAAGCGTTCGCAGGTCGTACTGTTAAAGCGTCCTTCACGGTTTCTCCAAAAGAGTTTGTGTCGGTGATTAGTTCTGTTCGCGTGGCGAGTTCACTGATTCAAGTTAAGGGTGGTGGCGATGGTGTCCGACAGATTCGACTACAATCTACTGACGAAGGTTTGTCGGTTCTGTCAGTCGGTGGCGGCGAGAGTTCAGACGAAGCGGTTCTGGACGTGGATGTGGATGGTATCGTGCAATGCGTGTTCAACTCGGACTTCATCATCGAACACGCTTCAACGGTTCGCGGGATGTTGGAGATGAGTTTCTTGGATGGCGGTATTGCGATGTTCACCGACACCAAAGATGGGGCGTGGTTGGGTATGACCCCACCAATGAGAGGCTAACATGGAACGAGTCCTGAAAGCGGAAGAAGCGTTGGAACAATTGGTGTCTGCTATGGAGGAACTGCAAACACCGCAAGAATTGAACGACTTCTGGTTTAAGGCTTATCGAATCTTGGACTCAGAAGTTGCCAAACAAGAACGTCGATTTAAGTCCGTAGAAGTGGATTACTAAAAAACAACTCCCTACTCAGTTTCGGTAGGGAGTTTGATTTCTGGATTGTCAGGTTCGTTCAGTTCGCGTTCCAGTTCTTCTCTGGTGAGTTCCTTATCTTCTAAGTCGTCGTACTGCGCGTTTTCGGCCTCAACGTTTTGGTCACGGCGCTTGTCTAATTCGGACAGTAAACACCGTTTCCAGTTGTAGCGATTGATCCGAATCGGTTGTTTACACCTAGCACAAGTAGATGACCACTCAAACTCTTTATCCGTCTCGGTAAAGTGATAGACAATCCACCCCATCCGAATATCCACTTCTGGTGCTTCGGCGCGACAGTCGGAACACATGATCGCAATAGCGCGAGACTTGAAGAAGTCATACGCTTCATTTGCCAACTTGGGTAGGTATTGGTCGAGTTCCGATTCTTCTTCGCTGACACGCTTGGCTCGGTTAATGCCCAATGCCGTAGCCTGTTGTCGGTGTTCGGCCATCATCGTCTTAATCGCTTCGGTCGTCACCTTCATTTCCTGCGGAGACATCGTTTCAATCCCCGCCAACCGTTGATTCAGTTTAGCACAAGCCACTTCCAAAGCCGCCATGTTGCGAATCTGTGTATAGTCCACCGTGGTTAACGTGGACATATCGAAGTCTTTCTTGTACTGCTGAATCTTCTTCTCGATTAAGGTGTCGTTCTTGCGTAGGGTTTGTCGTTCGGACGGACTCACTACGAACCGATTTTTAGGTTTGGGTGTCTCGTCAAAATCCGCTAGTTCATCATCGTCTGCCATTGTCCTAACTCCCGTTTGAGATAATCCAAGTATAGCACTATCCGTCTTTCCAAGCAATAGACTAGGACTAGATTCCTATTGTTAGGTTAAGTCGTTTCCTGTAGAATAACCATCAGGAGGCAACATGGTAAATAAGGTGTATTTGAATGAAGATGAAGATGAACTGTGGTTTACGGTGACGTTAGAACCGGAAGCCATTATCGCTATCGACAAGGCTATGAAGGAAGAAGCCGAAAAGAAAAAGGCTAAACGTCGCAAGGCGGCAAAGAAGTCAAGGAAGGTTAAGAATGGCTGAACAACTTTCGATGTTCGATATTAAGACTCCGAAGTATGCTGTGTTGGACTTTGAAACAGGCGGGTTGGATGAGAAGGTTTGTGGTCTTGCGAGTGTCGGTGTTATCCGGTTGGATGAGAACCTGCAAGAAGTGGATCGTGATTACTTCCTGATGTACGAGGAAGATAAGGTCTACGAACAGGGTGCTTTGGACGTGAATCAGTTGACGTTGGCGCAACTTCAATCCGATGGTGTGCGACCAGATGTGTTCATTCCACGGTTGCATGAATTGGTGGATGGTCTTATTATGGTCAACCACAATTCCGCCTTTGACTGCAAATGGGCGCGGAGAATTGGGATTGATGTTAGTAAGTCGGTATGCACGATGGAGTTGTCTATGAAGAAGTGGCCGGGGAAGAAGGCTAAACTCGGAATTGTGTATAATCGAGTTTTCGGAAGTGATTTCTCTGGGGCGCACAATGCCCTAAATGACGTTCAGGCTACAGTCGATTTGTTGAAGTGGTTTTACAGTCAAGACCGATATTCCGTAATCCCACAGGAAATAAACTGGAATCGCTTTAAGTGATATGGGAAAGATTAAGGATTTGACCGGAATGAGATTTGGGAGTCTTACTGTGATAAAGTTCTTTGAGATAAACAAATTTCATCAGGCGACTTGGGTAGTAAAATGCGACTGCGGAACTGAAAAGGTCGCAATTGGTAGTCCTATGATTTCTGGACATGCAATTTCATGTGGGTGTATTGGAAGAAGGGCTGGACAGAAGAATAAACTCGATTTAAGTAATCAAAGATTTGGAAAATTAGTCGCTTTATATACAGATGGCTCTAAAAATAATGCAGGAAGATATATATGGACGTGTATGTGCGATTGTGGAAATATAACTAGAACGACATCTGGAAATCTAAGAAACGGTTCAACTAAATCATGCGGGTGTTACGCTGTCGAAAGAACCAAACAATCTAACACGACTCATGGACTGTCAAACACTCCCCAGTATTTCAGGGTTGCATCTCAAAAGCGCAGGGAGATGAAAAGGAAATTAGATTTTGAGTGGACTGCTGAAATGGATTCGGAAATAAGATTGTTTTTTAAGAGATGCGTCCTGTGTGGGTCGCGTGATAATCTAGCAGTTGATCATGTTCTACCGCTATCTAAAGGTAATGGTGTAGTTCCCGGAAATGCCGCCGTTCTGTGTAAGAGTTGTAACTCCAAGAAAAACAACAAGAATTTGGACGAAATAGACAGTGACGATGCCATTAGGCTAACTTATGCGGCTGACGAATTTAGAATGTATTGGCATATATACCACGGCGAGGACTTTTAGCAGTAGTACACAGGAAGTGACCTAAATGGGAGATGAAGGCGGAATGTTCGGGCGAGTTCCGAGTGTCCAGACCAAAGTCAACGAAGCGACTGAGACTGGACAAACATTAGAGAAGTTCCTTATCCTGATCGGGGTTGTGTTCGTCGGGATGTGGATTCTCTACGCCTTGATCAATATCCTCTTTGGCCTTGAGGATATGTTCTTAATTGTCAACGTGGCTCTGGTTGGGCTGTGTATGGTCTTTGCTTTCAAGGCTGAAAAGTTCTCTGCTAGATGGTTGCCGGACAATCTGATAGAAATTGCCAATGAAGGTGGAGTTCGTGAGTTTAAGATAAGTCGGAAGTTCGTATTTATTCTAGCAGGGATAGGGTTGTCTTATCTAGCATCGACTAGGGCAACAGGGTTTGTGGTGTGGATGTTGTACTTTACCACGAATCCGGTAGATGAACTAGCCAAGAAAATGTTTGCTTATGCGGTTATTGCGCTTTCAGTGGGGTTTGCGGTTGGGGTTGTCCCGCTATTTGACCGTCTATTTCATGAAGTGAAAGACCGCTACCACTCTCCGGTGGAAGTCGCTAGAATCAAGGCGCAAGCAGAGGAGGATCGCAAGAAGTTAATCCTTCAACGGAAATGGGACAAAGAAGATGCCGAATACGAAGCGCCACAATTGGAAGCGCCCAAGTACAACGTGTCTATCAAGTCCGGTAACACCATGCAGTATCAGACGTTGACAAAAGACGAAGTAGAGATCATCCAATTTTTAGAGGGGGTAAG